CGGTATCAGTCATCTTGTCCCAAACGTCTACAACACGCACACCAAGCTTTGGAAGGTAGCTGTTGATCCAAGCTCTCACCTGTTCGTGAATAAGCTGACGTGGGGCAGATAGGGCGTTAGCACCACCGCGTGGAGTCTCGTTAATGAATACAACGATCTTACCTGCTTGTTTCAACTTCATCACAACACCTTCGATGTTCTGTTGAGTTTGTGCAAGAGTGAAATCGGAAGTACGGTCGTTAGTAGAGATTAGGCAAATAACAATATCAGCAGCAGAGGCAATTACATCACCTACGCGAGCAGCCCACTGGGCAGATGTGTTACCACCGACACCAAAGTTGAACGCTGGTTCAAAGAAGATACGACCACCAGAGTATTGACCAAGCCAAGAGGCGTAGCCATAGTTTTCTGTGATCTTGTTTGGAAGGGTGCCGCTAGAACAGTTTGCTGTACGACTATCACCATAAATGGCTACGTTACGTCGTAGGGGCTTGACTCCAGCACTAGAGATAAGGCCAGCAGAGATAATACCGTCAAGTCCAATAGAGGCTAGAGCTTTCAGCATATCGTTTGGTGTTAGGTTCATGGTTGTTCCTTTTTGGAATTATAGAAACAAGAAAACCCTCAAGAAGAGGGTTGTCGAGACAAGACAGACTGCGTTGATAGCACGAAGCTATGTAGAGGTGGGTCAGTTGTCTGTGTTTGGTGCATTCTTGAGGTATCGAGCCTCATCCTCTGGGGTTTCAATCCAGTGCTTCTACCTAGTTAGCTTAGAATGCGTATTGGAGCAGATAAAGGGAATCGAACCCTTGCTACACCGCTTGGAAGGCGGGCGATACACCTTGTACGTACCTGCTTTGTTTGGTGCCCCCAGAGAGATTCGAACTCTCACTGTACGGTTTCTAAGACCGCTTCCTCTGCCAGTTGGGATACAGGGGCGAATTGGGGTGAGGTGCAGTTTCGATCTGCATCAACCGGGTCACAACCGGAAGGTAGTCCCAGACTACACAGCCTCACAGTCAAGCGTGTTGCTTATTTCTTCAAGTGCTTCTTTCAATGCTTGTTGATCCATCAGTTTGTGCTTCCAAGTGAGGTGATCACAGCAGGGACAGTAACTGCCATTGCGTTTCAACCGTGCCACTCTTGGCTCTCTGATTCTAACTTTCATTCTGCACTCCTATAATTTGGTGGACCTATACGGACTCGAACCGTAAACTCCGAGCTGCAAACACGGCGTGTTCCCATTAACACTATAAGCCCATTGTATCGCGTCTACTGCCAGATGTTCCACTCCTACGCCGTAAGTGGTCGTGCTTGTGGCTGGAACGATAAGCTTGGGTATAAGCCCATATGCCACCTTTACAGTAAAATTGGTCACTCGGGGTGGAGTCGAACCACCGCCACTTCGTTCCAAACAAAGTACGCTACCGTAACGCTTCCGAGAGATAAAACATTTACATCTTAATTGGTGCGTCATGGTCGGAATCGAACCACGCAGTCTTGGACACCGGGTTTACAGCCCAGCGGGAATCCCAGTCCCCATAAATCACGACGCATTGTTTGGCAGGCAATAGAGGATTCGAACCTCCCATCTTGTGATTAACAGTCACAGACCAACACCTAGTCAGATCATTGCCTATAATTCTGATAGAGACTATATTTATACAGCACACTCTATCTGGCTGTACGCGTGGGGAAGCACGTGTTTGGTAGCGAGTCCGTGAATCGAACACGTAAGCACTGGGATATGAACCCAGAGACAACACCAGTCAGTCTTAGCCGACTCGCCATTATAACTTTGATGAATGACCCTCTCGTTCTATTTCAGCGGGCCTAGTGGGTCGGTACGCCGCATACCACTTTATAGCATCATCAAATTTGGTTGCCCGTGAGTGAATTGAACACCCCTCATTCGGTTATCAGCCGAGCGCATTACCACTATGCTAACGGGCAATTGTTTGGTAGTCACTAGTGGGATCGAACCACTCTAAAAGGCTTCGTAGACCTTTGCCTAATCCAATCGGCCAAGCGACTATTGTTTGGTGCCCCAGTACGGATTCGAACCGCAATAACCTGATTACAAAACAGGCATAATAGCCTTTATATGACAAGGGCGAATTTGGCGGCTCATAGGGAATTCGAATCCCTCCTTCCTGATAGACAGTCAAGTGTGCTAACCGCTAACACTAATGAGCCAAATTGGTACTCTTGGTGGGACTCGAACCCAACATCAACTGATTGAAAGTCAGCCATCCTATACCTTTAGACGACAAGAGCATTAATTCTTATTTGCCGCTGACAGGGTGTTTGTCTTTGCGGGCTTTGTTCGGATGACGACCTTTGCTGTCTTTCAAGCGAGTCTTATCAACCGGAGCGTGTTCTTTTGTTGCATCGTATGGACGTTGTGCCATTTCTTTCTCTCCTTTTATTTAACTTGTTAGAGTATTAGAACATGGGAAACCCATATTGTCAATACCTTACTTCAAATTATTTTACTTTATTTGGTGCTGGATGTAGGGTTCGAACCTACCTAAAGCGGCTTAGAAGACCGCTGCACATCCAATATACCAATCCAGCTTATTTGGCGGGCCATCGAGGTTACGATCCCCGTCCACATGGCTTTGGAGGCCAGTATGCTGCCATCACAATCAAGACCCTTAATTCGTGGGAGACACTTATAACACGCTGTCTCCTGAGCGTCACATCACCAGTTGGTTTGGTGATCATACCAAGGCGCGGTATGTTCTCTTATTCGTCACCGTATCCATCAAATGGATTGCACGTACCAACGAACTGGGCAAAGCCCTTGTTTTTAAACTTCTCTGTGGTCATCTTCCAGCCGAGACGCACACGCAAATCACGTGTAGCACTCCAAGGCTTGACACAGTAGTATTCGAATCCAATCAGCTTGTTACCTTCACACAGCTTGGCAAACATGCTGCCGGGAATCTTAGACTTGTCAGAGATATCAGGATTACCTGTGATGGTCATTGTAGCTGTATCAGACCACTTGATGGCAGAGCGCTTGGCAAGGCCGTACAGAGGGTTTCTGAGCATCCACATGACACGGTTCACGTATCCTTTGAAGCCTGTTGTAACACCGAGGAACAAACAACGTTTGGCTACGAATCCTTGATCACCCTGTGGAGGGTTATCGTATGTACCCCAAAGCCATCCCCAAGTATATTCAGTCTTACCGTATTCCTGTGCCCGTGTGAACAGAGGAACGATCAATGCTGCGGGAAGTGCAGTGAAGATTGTCATCAAGATATCAACAACGAGTAGCATTGTGAATCGTAGGTAAATCATTGTGCCTCCAGTTTGTTTGGAAGAGGGAGTGGGGGTCGAACCCACAATTGCTGGATTCAAAGTCCAGTGCGTCTACCAGTTCCGCCATCCCTCAATTAAATTAGTACCGAGAGCATTCTAAGGATGGCCATCCGTCGTCAACTCTCTAGTCACGTTTCATCCGCTTTGTGAACCACACCCTTTCAGGTGTCCGCCGAGGCTTGGGAGGGAATCGAACCCTAACGCGATTACTTTGTGATGTTTGGTGCTTCGTGAAGGAATTGAACCTCCGTCTGTTGCGTGTAAAGCAACGGCCCTACCATTAGACGAACGAAGCTTGTTTGGTGGGCCTTCCCAGACTCGAACTGGGAACATCTTCATTTTGAGTGAAGCATGACTGCCAATTGCATCAAAGGCCCATTTTTGTTTGGAGGCGAGTGAGGGATTCAAACCCTCGGACCCCTTTCGGAGTCGCTAGTTTTCTAAACTAGAGCAATCGTTCACTCTACCAACTCGCCAAAATTTAGAAGTTCAACTTGGGACTCATACCCCTACCGGACTATCGCAACATTCCGAGTGCAACCCAGCCGCGAACCCTCACGCTGATGCAGTTTTCTTTTCAGGAGCGACCTGAACATCTTGGCAGAGAGCTGAGGTCTTGATCCCCAACCGTGTTAACGATCCCTTTGTTTAGCAAACAAGGCCAGCCACCTGACTGGGTAACTCTCTATGTTAGTGGCAGCAAGCGTAACTGCCTGACATACTGTATTTCAGAGAATACGCCGCCTAACGTAATCTAACAGTACATCATATTTTGGTTGGACGCCCCGGACTTGAACCGGGAACCTACCGGGTAAAAGCCGGTTATTCTAAGCCAATTGAATTAGCGTCCAATTATTATTTAGCGAAGTTAAATACTGGGGCGAGAGGTTTGTCCTCTAGCTCGTCCGGTCCCTCACTTCCTTTTGCTAGTTGAATCTTCAATGCTTCGTTAGACTTGTATAGATTGTTGTACATATCAACCAACACCTGTTTCATCTTGAAACGGTCCTTAGCTGGAATGGACTCATCATCGCTGATTTCAATCATCTTGTCAATAGCCTGTCCGTAAATTCTTTTAAGAATTCTCAAACCAGCATCTAGTTCTGTCTTTGTCACCCCACGTGCAGCCATTTCAGCTTTTGTTGGACGACCACCTTTATTCTTTTGTTCCATTTCGCTATACCTCGGATTAGAGTGAGTGGTAGGCTTACAGCCCGAAAGGAGGAGGAAACAGGCACGCTCCACTCACATAACTTGTAGGACATTTCTGTCTAAGTATGGTAAGTATACCATGATTGCACTGTCTGTCAACCCCTTGATAGGATTAATTTTCTTTGATGGGTACTGGCCCTGTCACACCGTCAGTCGGATATCGTCCGCAGACATACTCTTTCTCTGTGTATGAATTGTATACAAGATTTCTGCACACACTACAAAAGTCTTCTTCTCTCTGTGCGAGCTTATTCCATGCGGGGCTGTCATTATTGATCAGCGGTACGTCGCAGCATCGGCATCTCATAGTTTGGTTTCCTTATATTGTTTAGGGTTATTCCATACAATCTCCTTTAGTATCAGTGGTTTAGGTGGTTGTATGTGTTGGTTATTGTATTTGATCTGCTCATGACGCTGAGTTTCGTATTGGAAGATAGAACTGTCCCAAGGAAGGCCATACAGAAATTAATCTGCCTAAGACCTACCTTGGTTCTATCTCCCCACATTCTCATGACGCTTGAGATCGTGATTGGCCTGCATTGGCAGGAGACAGATTGCTCTGTCAGATTCTGGTCATTCCACCTTGCGGTGTCGTCGCTACGCTTTAACCAGATTAGAACTCAGCTTGCCCAGTAGCATCCTCTTCATAGGCGTGTTCCCTGATGGCCGGTGAGTGAATTCAGACATATCTCTCCATCAGTTTTTCCATACTAACACGGCAATTGCCCTACGTCAAGGTCTTGACAATCAGGAAAACTGTGTTACTATCAGGAATTATCAAATCAATAAGGAGAACCCTATGACCGATTTCATTGATGTAGTTGAACACAACCCTATCGTGTTCGTCAAGAGCGTCTGTGAGGCGATTGCAGAAGGCTACGCAATTCAGAACACAATCCCCGGCTATCCTCAGTTTGGCGCCTATGGCAACGCTGTACGCATGTTCAAGGCTGAAAAGCCGGGTGGTGTGATCATTTCTGCTGACCACAGTGGACGTGTAGAACATTATGAGCCAATGGCCTTCATACTGCTGGTGCAAAACTTCGTACACGCTGGATACACATTTAAGGAAGGTGGTAATCACTTCTTTGATGAAAAGGGTTTGAAGAGTATTGAAATGGAGCTTGTCAAAGATGAGCCGAAAGAAGAAAAACCAGCGAAGAAAGCTCCTGCAAAGAAAGCTTTGAAAGCTGAACCAACTATTGATGAATTGAAGGAGGCTGAATAATTATGGCAAAACTAACTAAAGCACAACGTGAGTTCTTCTACGACTTCGCAAAGAATGACCTGAGCAATATCCTGTTCCCTATCCTGCACGCACAGGGTTTGCAACTAACGCCAGAACTGGCTGAGAGCTTGCTGAACATGGTTGATCTTGATGCCTATACCGAAATCGTAGGTCAAGCGTTCCTTGAGCGTGTAGACTTCACCACCATCAAGCGTGTAGACAAGATCATGAAGAGCGATGAGTTCAACAATGTGATTGTTGCATCGCAGCAAGTGAGTGATGCTGTAAACGATGAGCGTATCCGTATTCTCGCTGCACTGATTCCAGTTGCAGATGAAGAAGCTCTTGGTCTGACTGACGAACAAGAGGGCTAATCTATTCGGGAGCTTCGGCTCCCTCTTTCATGGAGGTGCATAATGGCTAAGAGAAACCAAGCGAAAGTTATTGGAAAACGCTGGGAAGAAAAAGAACAACGTGGTCGGGAAGTTAATCCAAAGTTTGTAGAAGCAAGAGAAGATGGCCGCTCCAAAGCCAACACCACGCCGCTGAAGCCACGCAACGACAAACAAGCTGCGTACATCCAGTCCATCAACGAAAACCCTCTCACCATCGCCACAGGCTACGCTGGCACATCTAAAACCTACATCCCAACTGTTATGGCATGTGATGCTTACCTGAAAGGTGAGATTGATAAGATTGTGTTCGTGCGTCCTAACATTTCCAACAGCAAGTCGCTGGGGATGTTCAAAGGCAGTGCGGTAGAGAAGATGGAAATGTGGCTGATGCCTGTAATCAACATCCTCAAGGATCGTCTGACACCGGGTGGACTTCAAACTGCTATCGAAAACGGGAACATCCAGTATGTACCTCTGGAAGTGTTGAAAGGTTTCAGTGCTGAGAGCTGCTTCTTTATTGTTGACGAAGGTGAAGACATTAACCAAGAAGAAGCCAAGAACATTGTTACCCGTCAAGGTAAGAATTGCAAAATGGTGATTAGTGGCGACGTAAGTCAGAGTGCTTTGAAGAGCCATTCTGGTTTGAAGATGCTGACTCGTATGGCATCTAAGCACACTCATTTGCCAATCGGTTTTATCGACTTCAACCATGTAAACGACATTGAGCGTAGCCAAGCCTGTAAGGATTGGATCATCGCTTTCGAGAAAGACGAACGGGAGGGTGTAAAGTATGAGTGAAGATATGAGCAAACCAAATCGTATTATGATGACACAACACGTTGCGAATGAATACCATCTGAGACTGGCACGCCCTATCACAGAAGTGGATGATTTTGAAGACGAGTTTCAGTTGTTTGCTGCCGCTGGCGAGCGTGATTTGATCCACATTGATATCGTAACGCCGGGTGGCTCTATGGATACAGCTCACATGCTGTGTCGTGCCATTCAACGTACACAAGCTCACGTAGTGGCGTATATTGGTCCTACCTGTGCGTCTGCTGGTACAGCGATTGCTCTGGCCTGTGAAGAGTGGGAGATTGATGACATGTCTTCTTTCATGATCCACACTGGCAGCTACGGCTACGTTGGGATGGCTCCACACGTTGAAGCTAACGTTCGCCACAACACGAAGATGATTGAACGCTACGTTCGCCTCACCTACGCAGGATTCTTGACTGAGGAAGAGATTGAGCGTGTTATCGATGGTCGTGAAATGTACTTCGAAGGTGAAGAGCTTGCTCAGCGCCTATCTGCGTACAGCGTGTACCGTGAAGCGATTCGTGAAGCCAATCGTCACGATGAGCAAGAAGTGGTTGACGAAGACCCGTTTAGCGATTAAGATGTGCCCATGCCGGATACCTTGGTGTCCGGCTATTTTTATGTCTGTCGAAAGGAGGTATTAGTGAGCAAGATTAGCCTAATGGAACAAGTTTTGGAGAAGATGCAGGCTAAGGAGAGCATTTATGTTGTATACACCGTTGACAAACAGAAGATTACGATTGTATCCTACTCAGATTTCGCCAAATGGGAATTCATTCCGCCAGCTACATTTTTTATTAAAGACGCAATGGGTGATTACATTTTTATCCACACAGCTAAGCGAGCTGTTGCACAGGAATGGGTTGACAAGGAATACGGAAAAGGGCGATACTCAGTAAATACAAGCCGCTTGCAGAAGGGCAAACCACTTGGAGAAGACAGCAAGCCTGCCTTCGGAACCGCAACTCGCAGAGGACAAAAACGATGAAATTGCTTGAACTTATTGTACAATTGATCGACCTGCATAAAACCCACGGAAACATCCCGGTGATCTTACAATCCGATCAAGAGGGTAACTACTACGAATATGCACGTGGTGCAGAGCGTACCTTCTATGAGGATGGTTCTACGGCTGATTGTCGTGAGGAAGCTGGAGAAGATGCCCGTGAAGTTGTTGTGGTTTTTCCATAATGTGGATTGCCCAACACCCTTGTGGCACTTGGTGTGCCTACAAGGAGAAGCCCAAAGAGAAGATGGGAGGCTGGGACGGTGAGGTGTATGCCGTCCTTAACCGTGGACTATGGATCATGAGCTGGAGGGAATCACTTGAGTGCATGTCCTTCAAGACATATCAAGACAGGTTCAGGCATAAGGAGGTAAAATGAACTATGACGAGTCGTATATGGAAACCGCAGAAGCGTTCGCCGCTAAGTCTCAGTGTCCTCGTACTAAAGTCGGGTGTGCTCTCGTATTGGCTTCGGGCGTCGTATCTCCCGGCCTCAACGGGATGGCAAGTGGTGGACCTAATCAATGGGAATTCTCACCTGACGGGAACCCCGAGGTTGTACATGCCGAACTTAATTCGCTGGGGAAATGTCTGGAGCAAGGATTATCAACCAAAGGGGCGACAATGTATGTTACTCTCTCACCTTGCCTTGAATGCTCGAAATTGTTGGTTAGAGCGGGGGTCAGGCGCGTCGTTTATCGGGATGAGTATCGCCTGACAACCGGACTTGATTATTTAAGAAAATACGGAGTGGAGGTGGAACAATATGGGTAATTTTTATCTGCTGTGTGCTTGGGACAATTACTATCCTGATAGTGGCCTTGGCAATATCAAAATGTGTGCCAACACTGAGGAAGAGTTGGCTGATTTGAAAGCTGAACTTGAGGATGAGTACGATAACGTTCGTGTCTACCATTCTTCGTGGTTGCCATCGTAAGGGGGTTTTATGCACTACAATGAAGCACTAGCTGACAAGCAAGGTTTGACTGACGCTGATCGTGAAGACCTCGACAAGGTGTATGAAGAGTTGTTTTATGCTCTTGAGCATCCAGAAGTCTTCGCTGACATTGAGGCTAACGTCCGTCAGATTGAATTCAATCTGCAACGGCTCTGGAGATTCCCAGAAGACCCCAAGTTCCATCGCTACCAGTTGGAAATTAAAGGTTGTACTTGTCCAAAGCTGGACAACTACGAGCTAATCGGGCATACTGCTGACCGCTATCGCGTGAGTGACTGTCCTTGGCATTGGAGTGCAGAACACCAAGCGAAGGTTGATAAAGTCTATGAAGAACGTGCAAAAATGAGGGAGGGGAAATGACAACTATCGCTGTAGCAATGAGGACTGAATCTGGTGACGACTACCTGTCGATGTTCACTGGTGTGACAGGGCCAAAAGACTTTGTTGCCCGTGTAGCAGACGAAATGGGTGAAGAGCTTGCCTATGTCTACTACTCGCAAATCGTAACTGACGATGGGGAAACCAACGTCTACAAACATGCTCTGCAAGAGCGTATCGAAGAGCAACAACGACTGGAGGACGGTTTCTTTGATTAAGACACTCTATGGCCTTGACAAGAAAGGCGACATGAAGGTTTGGACTATTCAGGTTGAGCAAGTTGAATGTGACAATGATGAAGCAATCATCACCATCACGCACGGCAAGCTCGGCGGTAAGATGACCGTCAAACCTGAGAGCATCACTGAAGGCAAGCAAGGCCGCAACTGCTTTGAACAAGCTGTCCTTGAAGCTAAGGCTCGCATCAAGAAGCAGGAAGATAAGAACTACCGTGAGAATACGGCTGATCTTGCCAACCTTGACATTCTGGCTATGCTGGCTGCTGACTACCGCAAGCGTGGTAAGAGCATCGTGTATCCGTGCTACGGCTCTGACAAGTATGACGGTGTTCGTGCTCTGGCGAAGAAACGCAATGGCGTTGTAACCATCGAATCTCGTACCTCACAGCTTTACGATATCCCGCATATCCATGAAGCTCTTGTGATCCATATGCAAGACGGTGATATTTGGGATGGTGAAATCTACCTACATGGTGAAGTGCTGCAAGACATTACATCTGCTGTAGGTCGTACTGATACTCAGGCGAAGATTGATGCTGCTCAGCGTAAATACGAGAAGGTTGTGTGCGACGATAACTACGAGGCTCTGCAAGAAGCCATACACATCCATGAGATTCGCCCTAAGCTGGAGTTCCATATCTTTGACGTGCATTCGGATAAGACATTCGATGAACGTGTAAAAGACCTTGACGAGTTGTGTGGTATTCCTGTAGTATCGCCCTGCATTCAGGTTACTCAGTATGTTTGGGTTGCTGATGCGGAAGATATGAAAGTGAAGCACGATGATGCTGTAGATCGTGGCTACGAAGGCTTGATGCTCCGCAACTTCAAGGGTTTGTATGAGAGCGGGAAACGCTCGACAGACTTGCAGAAGTACAAAGAGTTTGTTGACGCTGAGTTTGAGATTCTTGATGTAATCCCAGACAAAGAAGACGGAAGTCGATTCGTTGTTCGAAACAACTTGAACGACCGAACGTTCACTGTTACACTGGGCTCTATGGCTCAACGAGCTGAGTATCTGGCAAACAAACATCTTTACATCGGTAAGATGATTACTGTAAGATACCAATCTCGATACAAAAAGACAAAACTTCCCCAGTTCCCAACTGGTGTGGTTATCCGTGATTATGAATAAGGAGGAAAATATGACTCAAGAAACTCAAGAATTCCAAAAGGTTGACACCACTGTTATCCAAGTACGCTCTGTGCTGAACTTCATGTACGCACTGGGCTACCGCCTCGATGAAACTTCCAAGACTGGTCGGTTTGTAACCAATCATCGTGAACATCAAGGCAACCGCTACTTGAGCATGGGTGTGGCTATCCGTATGCACAACCTTCCACAGCATCAGTGGGAAGTTTACCAGAACGAAGACTTGACCCTGAGCATAACACTGCCTAAAGGTGTCAGCCTCCAGCAAGGCTTCTCGCCTATCGGTGTGAATCTGGCCATCGCTTCTAAGCTGGTACAGAAGGTTAAATTCTCCGTCACCCGCAAGGGTAACGTTGTAACTCAAGACGTTATGGTCAAGCCTTTGAACGCCACAGTTCTGGCTCTGATCGAACCAGAAGCTTAAATGACTGCCCGCCCACAAGGCGGGCATCTTTATCCCTGAAATTTAGGAGAACCATATGTCGCTAGACCTTGAGAAACGTGCAGAAGCCTTTGCAACTGAGAAACACAAAGGCCAGAAATATGGTGATAAGGAGTACACCTACCACCTGCGTCAGGTTGTGGAGAATGTCAATAAGCGTAATCAAGGTCATCCGCTTTTGTCCACTCTGGTTGCCATCGCATGGTTGCACGATGTTCTGGAGGATACTGACGTTGAGTATAGAGAACTTGAGCGTGAGTTTGGTACTGCTGTTGCGTTCTGTGTGGCACGCCTGAGCAAACATCCAGAACTTTCCTATCAGGAATATATGGAGCTGATTGTAGCTGCTGCTCTTGCACGTGAAGTTAAAATCTGCGATACTATGGCCAATATGGTGGAGAGCATCAAGAGTGGGAACACTAAAGGCTTGGTGAAGTACCCACGTCAACTGACAATTTTGGTAACAGGGGTTTATTATGAGTGACTATCTGCGTCAGAAGATCGAGAATGCCAACGGAGAGATTTGTATCCTTCTGGATAACATTGAACCTCTTCGGGCACGACCTGACCTGATGGAGCGCTTAGCAGAGGTTGTCTGGAAAGCCAACTGGTTACTAGAACATTTTGAAGGAGAGAAGAATGAGTGAAGTTTGGTTCACCAGTGATCTGCACGTAGATCATAAAAACATTATCGAATACTGCAATCGTCCTTGGACGTTTGAGCAACAACGCGAGGAAATCATCACTCGCTGGAACAGCCGTGTTGGCCTGATGGACGATGTGTATCACTTGGGAGACTTCGTGTTCACTGGCTCCAAAGGTCTGAACAAGGTTGTTGATATCATCAAAGAGTTGAATGGTAATATCACATTCATCAAAGGCAACCACTGCCAAACTGGCCTGTGGGATTTGATTGAGCGTCAGAATCTTGCTCACGTCAAGGAGATTTGTGACTACAAGGAAATCACCATCGAGCGTAACAAGGTTGTTCTGTTCCACTACCCATTGGAGACTTGGAACAAGGCACACCACGGTGCATGGCACCTGCATGGTCATTGCCACGGCAGTTTGGCTCCACGTGGTAAACGTTTGGATGTTGGTATTGACAACCACCCAGATCGTCAGGTATTCTCGCTGGCTGAAATCAAGATTCACATGGCTAAGCAAGAGTTCCAGATTGTAGACCACCACACAGGGGAGCGTGAATAATGGCTAGACTTGAAGTGATTGGAGGTGTTCCAAAGACTCCAGACCTCAGAGAGGGCGTCTTGATGATCCATAAGAATGAGCCGCCAATGGTTGTCATTGTAGATGAAGTGACAGGCGGTGGTGAAGGCTTTTGGGGAACAGACCTTGAAACTGGGATCAGGATCGAGTATGATGCTGTACAGTTTGTACCATTCATCGGCAAATTAACATTGGAGCAATAATATGTTTGAAGCACTGATTGAGGCTGGACTGGTAAAGCGTAAGCGTTATGAAAACGGCCTCTCGGTCTTCAAGTACGCACGTAAGGTGTTCTACGATAAGCTCTGGGACACTGATGATCTGCTGCTGGAGGCACGTGGTATCGTACTGGACGACGATAACTACCCAGTGATCTGGCCTTTCACTAAGGTGTTCAACCACCATGAGAACGGCACTGAGTGTGAACCTGACCGTACTGTTTGTGTTGCCCGTAAGGTGAATGGTTTCATGGCTGCTGCCCGTTGGTACAACGGTGAGTTGATCGTCTCGACAACAGGCTCACTGGACTCTGATTTCGCTGCCTTGGCTCGTACCCACATCGAGAAGCTGAAAACTTCAGAAATGCGTGATATTCTGACTTATATCTTCGAGATTTGTGATCCATCTGATCCACACATTGTCGAGGAACAGGAAGGTGCGTATCTGATCGGTGCTCGCCGTATGGCTAACGGTTATCCAATGGCTCATGAGTATCAGTTGGATGATCTGGCAGAAGAGATTGGTGCAAAGCGCCCTGAATGGTCTTACATGACATTCCGTGAAGCTCACCACATGGCAGAAACGTGCAAGCACGAAGGTTTCATGATCCGTGATCCTGATGATGGCACCACTATCATGAAGATCAAGTCTCCACACTACCTCACGAAGAAATTCCTGATGCGTATGGGGATGAAGAAAGTGGATGTGATGTTTGACAACAAGGAAGAATTCCTCAAGACGATTGACGAAGAGTTCTACAACGTTGTGCATTATATCACTCGTTGGTTCGATGCCGACAAGTGGAAAGGCTACACTGACCAAGAACGTCGTGAGATTATTGAACAATACTTTCACGAAATTGTATATGACGCAAAGAAAGGAGAATATTGATATGACTATTAAAATGCGGCTGGATACACAATCCCTACGTGATCTGTTGGCTTCCAACCCTGAGTTGGAGGTTGAAATCGGCCAAGAAGTGACCAACAACATCAAAGACGATATCATCAAGCGTGGTATTGACGCCAAGGTTGAAGCTTGTCTTCAGGGTATGATGGAGAACACTGGTTCGTACTACTCGCCACGCTGGGTTGCAAAAGACCCTAAGATTAAAGCTGCTATCAAGGCTGCTATTGATGCGGAAGTACGTGCAGAACTCTCTGAGACAATCAAGGCCATTGTAACTGAGGTTGTTGGTTCTCAAATGCGTGTAGAGCGGGACTTCCTGACTCGGGACATGAAGGCTTTGATGAAAGAGTTGGTCACTCCAGAAATGGCACGTGATATCCTGCGTGAGAAAATCTTGCTGTGAACCTCTACCTGATTCGTGGCTTGCCGGGTTCAGGCAAGTCCACCTTCGCTAAGTCGCTGGCAGATGCTCTGGACTGCAATCATTATGAGCATGACAAGTATCTGTACACCGAAGAGGGTGAATACCTTTGGACTGAACAGCGTATGGCTTATGCCTATCGTCAATGTCTGCGTGATACGGAAGCTACAATGGCTGAAGGTGAGCCAGTGGTTGTGTCTAACGTGTTCCCAACCTCCAAGTCGTTGAAAAACTACAGGAAGCTGGCTGAGAAGTATGGACACCGTGTGACGTACATCGTCGTAGAGAACCGTCGTGGTGGTGTGAACATCCATGATGTGCCTCAAGAGGCGTTGGATGATATGCGTAAAGCATTTCAAGTTTCTATTTAAGGAGGTTTTATGAGTATCGCTAGAATTCGAACTGAGTTGGTGATCGACGTTTCTGATTGGGATGATTTGGTGATTAAGACCTACGGTCGCCCCTACAGCTTCCAACAACAGGACGGCTGCAAGGAGCGCCAACGTGTGCGGCTTGATGCCACATCCAACCCTGAGTATGTCGGTGACTTCGACAACGAAACCGTGCCAGAGATTGTAAACCACGATGAAATGGGTGTAAGCTTCGAAGCATGGCTTGCCCGTGACCCTAAGCAAGCGCTGCCGGGGCGGGAAGGCTCCTTTGGACTTGAGCTGTGGTGGGAGCGTAATTTCTACCCAACCGCTGAATCCATTGCACATGACCTCGTAAAACGTGGTTTGCTGGAAGAGGGTAAATACACAATCGATATTGATTGGTAGTTGACAAGAGGGGCCACTCCTGACAGAATGGCCCCACACAAACAAAGGAGGGTCTATAATGACCGAGTTTAACGAAAACCTGTTCTACACTTTGAACCAGAACAAAAATCATCGCGTGTCTATCAGCACCATGAAGTTTCCCGGTGGTGAAGTGGGCGTGAACATCAACACTGGCAGTCTCAATCCGTTCACCACGGAAGCACAAGGCGTGATCACGATCACACTCACTGCAAAGATTCAGTCGAGCGACAACCTGATGCAAATGTTTATGGCGACTGATGCCTTGAAGCGTGTCTACCCGTTCGCACACATCGACCTGTTGATCCCATACTTTCCGTATGCCCGTCAGGACCGCGTATGCAACGCTGGAGAGGCTTTGAGCGTGAAGGTGGTAGCTCAGCTCATCAATGCGATGAAATACTCCACAGTGACGGTTGTAGACCCTCACAGCCCTGTTCTGGTGGCTGCCTTGGACCGCTGCTTCGTCATTGAGCAGAAAGACGCCTTCAAAGGCATCAAACAAGACTGGCACAACTGGACAATCGTTGCTCCTGATATGGGTGCTACCAAGAAGACCGAAGACTTCGCCAAACTGGTCGGAGCCAAGGATGTTCTGTACTGTAACAAGAAGCGTAATCTGTCTGACGGTAAGATTCTGGGTATGAGCATTCTCAACCCTGAGATTCTTCAGACGCTCGGCAGTAAGTTGTTGGTGTTGGACGATATCTGTGACGGTGGCCGTACCTTCATTGAAGTGGCGGGTGCCATCGAGCGTGTCTCTCCGGGCTACTACACAGGCAAGATGGATTACACCATTGAGCTGGCCGTTACACACGGTATCTTCTCGAAAGGTGTTGGTGTATTGACTGACGAGTTTGATCATGTCTACACCACTGACACGTTGCCACAACAGGCACATTCTAAACTCACTGTTGTTAAACTGTAAGGAGGCTACATGGAAATTTTGATTATGATTGCAATTGGTGCTGCTACTCTGGGCTTGATCTGGCTGATCGTGCGTGAGCCGAAGCCTATCAGGCACTACCAAGTGCCGCCAATGCCAGCAGTTAAGCCGACACGGGTAGAAGTGTCTGAATTCACTCTAGACCAATTGCGAGCTGAGTCTGTTCAGGAAGTACGTGTGAACGCAGGAATCCCACGTGGTGTTCCAGTAGTTGCAAAGTCTCAGCAAAAACCTGTTGACAAGGCACCACCAAGGTCGTATTCTGGCTCCACTTCGGGAAGCAGCTCAAGTCGTTCCAGTCGAAGCAGTGATGATGGCTACAGCAGCTACTCCAGTTGGGGTGGTGATAGTGGGTCCAGCAGCTCCAGCTCTTCTTGCGACAGCAGCTCTAGCAGCAGCTCTTCCTCTTCTTGTGATTAATTAGGAGTTTCAAATTGAAAAAGATTATGGCTGGTATGATGGGTTTCTTGATGGTGGGTATGATTGCTGTTGAGGCTGACGCGGCCAGCCGTGTTTCTTCTTCGAGAAGCAGCTTCTCAAGTTCTCGCTCTTCGTATAGCGCACCAAAGAGTACCTACTCTGCCCCAAAGCAACAAGCGGGTACGTCGAGCAATCCGGGTTTAAAAGCACTGGGCTTTTCAAAGCCTGCTTCTACCCCGACGGTAAGCAATCGAAGTGTGTCCGCATCGTCTAAGCCTGTGGCAAAGACTACAACCACTTCTGGTGGCTGGTTTTCTCAGAAGCGTGTAAGCTCTACACCAGCTTATAAACCACCAGTCCGCAAGGTGATAAGCCCTACAGCTTATCGTTCACAGCCACGTAACGTGACAGTGATTCAACGCAATTATTACGGCAATAGCTACGGAGGCTACAATGGATACAATCGAGGTTATGGTGGTGGCTATTATGGTAATCACTATGGTAGTAGCGGCATGGGAACCTCTATGCTGGGTGGTGCATTGGGTGCGTTCGGCGGAATGATGATCTATGATGCTTTGACCTCTAATAATGAGACTAAGCATCTGGAAGCTAAGATGAACACCATCCTTGCGAATCAGCAGATTCAGAACCAAAACCTGAGCTTGCTTGAGCAGAAAGTACCAGTGCAGCAACCCCAAGTGGTGCCACAATGCTTCCTGCCACAAGATGCACCGCTGGTGATGGACCCTAAGTTCTACTGTGAACAGCCTAAATAACTGTTGACATGGTTTGGGCCAGTCTGTAAGATGGCCCACATAGACAAACACAAAGGAGAGACACAAATATGTTCTTTGAAATGATGTTCGCTACTGATGGTTACAAACTGGGTCACGGTCCAATGTATCGTCGCGGTACTTCCAAAGTTGGTAGTAACCTGACTCCACGTACCGACAAAATCTACAAGCGTACTTGCACTACATTCTACGACAACCAACTGGTTTGGGTCGGTGGTCAAGCTGCTATTCAAGAGCTGACCGAAAACTGGGAACGCTCTTTCTTCTCTCAGCCAAAAGCTGACGTGATCCCTGAATATGAAGAGTTCCTGATGGACTACCTCGGTCGTGATCTTCCAACCAGCCAACAAATGGCTGCACTGCACGATCTGGGCTACCTGCCACTGGAGTTCCGCTCTCTGCCAGAGGGCTCGCTGGTTCCGATGGGTATCCCTGTCCTGACCGTGACTAACACTCTGGATGAGTTCTTCTGGCTGGTGAACTACCACGAAACTCCGCTGTCTGCCACCACTTGGAAGACTGCAACCAACGCAACGATTGCACGTGAATACCGCAAGATTTGTGAACACTACACCAAGTTGACCGGCTGCTACGATGCCTTCACTGTCTCGGTTATGTGCCACGACTTCTCTATGCGTGGTATGTCTGGTATCGAAGACGCTGCTCGTTCGGGCGTAGGTCACTTGACTCAATTTGTTGGTACTGACACACTGCCAGCCATCCGTCACGCTAAGCGTTACTACGATGCAACTGGTTTGATCGGTATCTCGGTTCCAGCAACCGAACACGCTGTAACTTCGAACAACATTATCTCGATTGAGAATGAGTTGATCGCTGGCACCTACGAATATGCTTGTGAAGAGCAGATTCAGATCATGGTGAACATGGCAATCACTGGTGAGGAAACCCGCCTGATTGCTGAGGTGATGTTCGTGTATGACCTGATCACTCGCATTGTACCAAACGGTATCGTGTCGAACGTATCGGACACTTATGACTTCTGGGCTATGTTGACTCGCGGGTATCCGTACCTGAAAGAAGTGATCATGCGTCGTGATCCACTGGGCCTGCAACCGGGTAAAGTGGTAGTACGTCCAGACTCTGGTGATCCTGTTCTGGTGATCTGCGGCATGAAGCCTGTTTCTGGTTCTGATGGTAAGGCGATTGACTTCGAAAGTGAAGACGCTGCCTATGATTGGTTGGATGCTGATGACCGAATCCGTCAGATGAAGGACAAGGATTGCATTAAGGTCGGTGGTGTGTTCTACGGGTTTGAGGCTAACGTATACGACGATTACATCGAAGGTTGTGGTATTGACACTGACGTGGTGTACCCATACGAAGTTGTTGCTGGTGCGATCCGCACTCTATACAAAACCTTCGGTGGCACTATCACTTCCACTGGTCACAAACTGTTGGATTCGCACATCGGTCTGATCTACGGTGACTCGATCACCACCAAGCGTGCAGAAGAAATCCTGCGTCGTCTGGAAGAACAAGGCTACGCTGCTGCAAACGTTGTATTTGGTGTGGGTTCTTACACCTACCAGTGTGTAACACGTGATGTGTTCGGCTTCGCTGTGAAGGCAACCAACTCTATTATCAATGGTGACGAAGTGGCAATTTTCAAAGACCCGAAGACTGACAGCAAGAAGAAATCTGCCAAAGGTCGTCTGTATGTTGGTGAGTTTGAGTTTGAAGATGGTACTCGACGTTTCGAGCTGTCTGATAACGTTACTCAGGAAGTTGAAGAACGTCCAGAGAACAAGCTTGAGCTGATCTACCGTGACGGGGAATTCCTGAAACGTGTGACACTCGACGAGATTCGCCAACGTTCGCTGTAACAAATCGCCCCTCTTCGGAGGGGCTTCTTTTCGAAGGAGGAAACATGGAATTTTTGCTTTTCATTCTGGGTCTTGGTGCTCTTGCACTGGCTGCCGATATCCATGAGGGTTATCACAAACGACAAATGGTTAAGGCCAAACACTTCAAGGAGACGATCTATGCTTAAATACAAAGTGGGCGATCTGTGCAAAGCTCTGCTCGACGGTGAAGTGAACGTAATCGGCCACCAAGCCAACTGCTTCAACACGATGAATTCTGGTGTTGCCAAGGCAATCAAGTTGGCGTTCCATGATGCTTGGGAAGCTGACCAAGAAACTGTGAAAGGCGATAAGGGCAAGTTTGGTGATCTGAGTTTGGGCATCCACTACTACGACAACGGCGGTATTGGGGCCATCTACAACCTTTACGGCCAGTACAACTACGGCTACGACCAGAAGGGTTACACTGATTATTCCAAGCTGGAACAGGCTCTGACGGTGATGCGTGATGACCTCCTGACTGGCAACGGCCCTTGGCATATTGGTTTCCCTAAAATTGGTGCTGGACTTGGGGGCGGAGATTGGGATACAATTGCTGAAATCATCGACAAACTATTCGATGGATTTGACGTAACCATCTACGTGCTGAGGGAAGAAGATGTACCGCGATGCAATTGAGTACAAACCGGGCCATTGGCTAGCACCGGGAAGTGAAGCCTTAGAGCTTTACAAAGCCAAGAAGTGGAAGGAGCTTGAAGCTCTACTAAAACAAACTGATGCCGCATGGCGTAAATTAGAAGGGAGAGATAAATGATTGATTCTGCACTGAGTTTCTTGGTAAACAACTGGTTGGTCATCGCAGTTGCCTATGGTATCGTGTATGCCACCTACGTGTTCTACTTCCTGTACAGCATTCGTTTCAAAGAGGTACGTCGTGTAACATCGCGTGACTTCAGCGAAGCTTGTGGTGAAGCTGTATACGGACCATTCATCCTGCCATGCCGCATGATCGGTGATGCCATGTCTACCGTCAAGGTAAGCATTCTGGCAATGGTTAACGTTGGCCTTCCGAAGGAAGAGCCTAAAACCTCGGGTCGTTCTGTGGTATGAAGTGGTATACAGGCGTTGGATCGAGAGAGACGCCTGCCAACATTCTAACGCTGATGGAGGACGTGGGCTTTGCCCTCGCCTCCCAAGGCTGGACACTAAGGTCTGGAGGTGCTGTAGGAGCGGATCAAGCGTTTGAAAGAGGAATGTTCAGGTTTGCTGGATTGGATGGCCCTTACGAGTGGACACCCGCTGAAATCTACCTACCTTGGGCAGGCTACGAAAACCATCACAGGTATACGCATGGAGGGTTAAACGTCCTTCCAAGCGAAATCCACTTTAACACTGAGTCCATTGCTGAGGGTATGGCGATGGCAGTTCATCCGGCTTGGGAAGCTTGCAAGCAAGGTGCAAGAAAGATGCACACTCGCAATGTGTTCCAAGTGCTTGGGAAAACGCTTGACCAACCTTCCAAAATGCTGATAGCATGGACGAAGTTGGATAAGCAAGGCAATCCTAAAGGTGGAACTGCCACTGCAATCAAACTGGCAACTGAGAATGGCGTTCAATGCTTCAACCTGAACAAGGCTGAGGATCATGAACGAATCACCAAATGGATAGGAGGCATGTCATGAAAACAGTAAGAGTTGACTTTGTACACGCAAGCCGTCTGGAGCATGGTCGTCCAGCTATCACATCGTCAAGTGTTGTCTGTGAGGATGACGTTGATAAGTACGAAGTTATGACCTATTTCGAGGGTGCAATCCTCTTTGGGTGGGTAGTCAGTAAAATCACTACCTTAGAACAAGGTCTTCGTATCTATCGTGAGGTTTCTGCTAGTGGACATGGGTACTGAGGAAATACGTGATCGCTTTATGCGGGGCGTAGAATTGCTGGAAGATGCCGACAGAGACTACATGCTCGACCAGATCGAAGAGGCTCGTTGGCGTACTGGCCCCACCTACAATAGGGGTGTACATATTCTCATGGATATGGTACAATTAGCTGTAGAGGCGAGTTACGCCTCTCCTAATACAAGGATTACAAAATGACACAAAGAGTAATGGTTTACATCATCTGCCGTTTGGTGGAAGTTGCTGGACAGGGAACAGGGGCAATCGTAGACGATTGGTGGGTTGACGTGACTACCACTGGATCGACAGAAGTAGCTGCAATCAAACTTGAACGTAATAGTGCAGGGAACAACACCAAAACGTCTGTTGTTCAGTATCACGTCTACTACGCTGACGGAGGGCACGCTCGCTTCAAGGAAAACTACTACTTGGTAGAGGAAGCTGCACTGTGGCCTTCTGACCCGTCCTTGCGTCCTAACCCGTTGTACCCTACGCCGGAGCTTCTACCGGCATGATGACAGTGGAGGAACTTGCGGCTCTTGACGCACGTCTCTCTGCCAATGCTGATAAGTTGATTGCGAAGAGGGAGAAATCCCTCTACAATTTCAAACCAATTAAGGCGGGCCGCAAGCCCGCCTCTTTTTGTAACTGCATTTTGCCAGAGATACAAGAGATTCGTTACATGGATGAAGACAGTTGGCCTTTATGGGTTGACGACCTAGTATCTGGCGTGGCAAGATTGGATTGGTATGACAGGTCAGAGAGAAGCAGACCCCTTAGTACGAAAAGTATTATGCAATGCTTTGCTTGCCTTGAAGAGATTAACGGTAGTACAATCTCGCACCTTCTCAATATTGGTAAACGCCAGTCATTGAGGTACTTTAAAGCTTGCGAGATATTACACGAAAAACTGATTGACAGCTTCTGTGACGACAACGTAAGATTGATGAAATACCCAGCAGTCTTCATCTACCCAAGAGAAGACATGCCATTATCAGATTTGAAGGAGGATTAAATGGATAAGTCGGTTAAGATTGAAGGTGCATTGTGGTATGAGTTTGACCAGAACAACTCAGGTGGTTACTATGAGCGTGATGACTTCGTGTCTGACGTAGTATTCGTGCAAGCTATGGACGCTGATCAAGCGGAAGAAATCATGCGTGAAATGATTGGTAAGGCTGACGCATGGAACTACTGTGACTGCTGCGGTGAACGCTGGTCGTTCTGGAACGTTAAAGGCTACGAAGTTCCAACTCGCTACGGTGATCCAGTGACAGAAGGTGTTGACTTGTTCTCCAAAGACGGGTATATTCTCTTCCACGGATTGAACGGTCGCACACTGAAATGGGATTGCAAGGGCAAGCCCGTTGAACTTGGTAAACTGGAGGGTTAAGGAATGAGTTTGTTCGCTAAAGCTGGTGTACAAGATGCTGTGAATGTTGGCTTTAAGGTTGGTGAAGTGCCTGTCATTGCAGCACATACCGGTGTGGGTAAGAGCATGTTTCCGGCTGCTACACAGCAATCTCAGATTGCACCAATGCAGAACCTCGTAGTGAGTGACGCTGACATTGATAAGATCGGTGAAGATGTGAGCCGTGAGATTGGTCAAACCACTCAGAAGATCATCGATAAGATGGTTGTGGGCAAGTTTGATGACTTGGGTGCAATCCTAACTCAGATCACTGGCGAAGTGGACAAGCTCGACCCAGCTTCCTTGCAAAAAGGTGGTATGATCGGCTGGATGCAGAACAAGTTTACTGACGTGAAGGCCACTCTCACCATGCGGTTGAAGAGCGCTCAAGGAGTGTTCGACAATCTTGAAGGTAAGATTTCCTCGCACATTACTGTTCAACAGGAGTGGGTGAAGGACTTGGAAGCTTTGTATAATGAAAACTTCCATCACTACCAAAAGATCATCAAGGAAATGCAGGACGTGGAACGTCTAATCGGCTATGTCGATGACCAGATTAAGAGCTGGCCTGAGATTGACCTGAGTAGCCCAACCGCTGCAATGTCTATCCAACAGACACGTGACGCTGAATCCAAGCTTAACCGCTTGCGTATGAAGCATGACAACTTGATCCGTCTGAAAGCGATGACCGAGCTGAACAGCCCGAAGATTCGTCAGCAGCAGGACACAAGTCGTGTGACCATCAGCACGTTGAAGGATATCATCAGTCAGACTATTCCTATCGTCAAGATGGAGTTTGCACTGTACATCCAGACAGTAGATAGCCAGAAGAGTATCAAACTGACAAACGAGGTGCGAACTTTGGCAACAAAAACCTTGATCAAAGGTGCTGACGGTGCTAAGATGGCTGCCATTGAAAGCGCTAAAGCATTGAACACCCCGGTGATCACAAGCGACACGCTTCAAATACTGCGTAACCGTGTAATGGAAACCGTAGTGGAAGTAAAACGGGTTGAATCTGATGCTCAGATCAAACGTGAACAAGAAGCAGTACAGATTGTAGAAGGGCAAAAATCGCTGTTGACGGCGTTGAAAGCTTCCGGTACAATCTAACACACATTCAAAGGAGGATATATGGGTATGCCAATGTTAGACCTGACTAAATCGCTGGAACTGAATCTCGAAAAGGCTCAGATTTTCACACCAATCACTATGGCCGTTAAGCTGGCCGTAGACAAATCTGGTAGCATGGACGACGAGTTCCGCTGCGGTTGGGTACAAGACACTATCGACCTGTTCTTGGCTGCTGCCATGAAGTTTGACGATGACGGTAAGATGGAGATTGGTTTCTTCAACACCAGTTTTGACCGCACTCCAGATGCAACTGTTGACGACCACGGCCAGTACGTTCGTAAGCACCGCATCACCGCTGGTGGCGGCACCAACTTCGCAGATGCTATCAAAGGTCTGAAAGGTAGTGCAACCAAGCGTGGCCTGTTCGGTTTCGGCGGTTCCAAGCCTGCAACCCCAACCTACATCGGCTTCATCACTGATGGTAGCAACAACGATCAGCGTGACTTCGAAGCTCAACTGGATTCGCTGGAGAACACCTTCGTACAGATCGTGGCAATCGGCAACGGCGTTGACAAGCGTTACCTTGACTTTATCGCTGCGAAGTACGACACTGTTGAAGTGCTGTACATCCCGAATCCGAAGGCTGTAGATCAGAACAAGTTCTATGAGCTGATTCTGAACGAAGAGTTCAAAGCTTTCGCAGTAAAATAAACGTTGACAACAATGGGGCTTATCGTTAAGATGGCCCCACACAAACAAACTGAAAGGGGAACAACATAATGGAATTTTTCGCATCGCTAGACTGGGCTGTGATCTTCAAGATCGTGATGGTTGACTTGCTTCTCGGCCTTGACAACGCCATCGTAATTGCTCTAGCATGTGCTACACTGGCTGTAAGTGTTCGTGGTAAGGCAATCCTTCTGGGTACTGCTGGCGCCATCGCACTCCGAGCTGTCCTGCTGGTCTTCGCAACGTTCCTCTTGGGCGTTCCGTTCCTGAAGTTGGTAGCTGGTCTGTACCTTGTCTGGATTGGTTACTCGCTTCTGACTGGACACGATGAACCCCACGAAGTTGCACAGAAAGACACTATCTGGGGCGCTGTTTGGACTATCATCGTAGCTGACTTCATGCTCTCGCTGGACAACGTAATGGCTGTAGCTGGTGCCGCTTCTGGTTCGGAACACTCGACAATCTACGCAATCGCTGGTATTGTTCTGTCGATCCCAATCATCATCTACGGTGCTAAATACCTGAGCGGTTTGATGGATCGTTTCAAGATCATCATCTGGATCGGTGCTGCAATGTTGGGTGTAGTTGGTGCTGAAATGCTGGTGAGTGATCCATTCTTCGTGAGCCACGTTGGTGAAGCTAACCACTTGCTTGCCAAGACTGTAGGTGGTCTGATTGTTGTAGCTGCTGCTTTCGCCAACAAACGTTTTGTCGCTAAAACGGCTTAACACCAAACTGAAAAAGAGGGGCACAACGCCCCTCAACACTAAAGAGGACTTGATAATGGAGCTTAACTTGAGCAAAAATACTATGATGTTGGACCTGACCAAAGCCGCACCACAACTGACCCGCCTGCGTGGTCTGCTGAACTGGGACTGCCATCCGGTACATGGTTCTTCGAAAGAATACGGTTTTGACCTTGATGTGTTCGCCTTCTGCACCGATGCAAACGGCAGTATTCAAGGCAACATGAACAACGTTGTATTCTTCAACAACATGAGTGCTTTCGACGGAGCTGTTGTTTACCCACGTGATAACCGTACTGGCGAAGGTGATGATGACGAAGAGCTGATCACTGACGTGACCAAGATTCCGGCTCATATCCACAAGATTGAACACTTCGTGTTCTTGCACGAAGCAGCAAAACGCGGTCAGGACTTCTCGATGATCAAGAATGGTAGCTTCAAACTGTTCGATCAGAACAACATCCTGATTCAGGATTACAAGCTGCAAACCTTCGTTAACGGCACTGCCCTGCACATCGGCACCCTGCAACGAGTGGCTGGCGGATGGGGCTTCCAGCCTGTAGGTGAGTCGGCAGTAGCTGATCCAAACCAAGTGCTGCAAGCTTTCGCGTAACACCTAACCCCGCTTCGGCGGGGTTTCTTGGTACTAAAGATACTAAAACCCACAGGAGACACACAATGTTCTACGGATATGACGGACCTTCTTGCAGACCAATCGGTCAAATCTCTGACTACCGTCTGGATGATGTAATGAAGGCCAAAAGCATCAACTTCTATGTGCAAGATGTACCTCTGGTACTGGCTGAAGCAACGATGTTCAATGCCCTCACCTTCGCACTACCAAGAGGCTTACCTTACGGTGTACGCACCCGAGTTTGGAGTAAGTGGTTCCCTGATGCACAGTGGACTGGCGAAATGGTGAGCTACAGCACCTATAACGACCTTGGAGAGGCTGTCGAACACCTGATTCCATACGCTGACTTCAACATGGTGGCTGTGCCTTGGGACGATATCATCGCCTAAGCGACCGCGTTGAAAATCTGGGCAAGTTGCTTGCCCATCACTTTAAAAGGAGAACAACATGAAAATTGCATCTATCAAACGTGACGACTTCGGTGGTGAACGCTGGTATTCTTACGAAGGTTACGCAATAACCCTCGAAGATGGCACTCAAATCAAAATGGGTATTGACAATGGTCAGTCCTGCTGCGAGAATTGGGGCTACCTAATGTCTGAGGACAACCTCAGCGAGTATGTTGGTGCGGAGTATCTGGGCATCGAGGCTGTAGGCCAAGCTCTGGAACACGTCGAAATCAAAGGTGTCTACGAAGGTGGCATCATGTTCATCAACATCAACACTTCCAAGGGTATCTTGCAGTTTGTGGCTTACAACGAGCACAACGGCTACTACTCTCACCAAGCGGTGGTAATTGAAGATGGAACAGTTACACACTCCGAAAGTCTGTAACCTGTGCGGTGCGGAAGAACCTCAACCTTGGTGGCAACAACCCATGAATGAGACAATCCGTGCCTACGCACAAAGCTACACATCACCAGTGAAAACCTTTAACACTTCGCTCCTTGCAGAATTAGAAGCTTGGGGCTTATCGGAGGGATTAGAATGACAGCAGTGAAAGAAGTGAGTTTTGTAACACGCACAGAACGCCATGCGGCTGAACGTAAAGAGTGGATTGCTGATGCTGTGGGCTATCTGATTGGCCTTGGCATCTACGCACAGGAAGAAGTTGATGGTTGCTTTGCACTGGCGGAAAGCCTTGAGTTTCACGCACGTGATGAGGGCGGAGAATTGATGTATACTGCTAAAGAAGCAGTCGATGAAGAACTCTCCTACTGGGGCGGCTAATGACCCGCTACCAAGAGCTTGAGCAACAACGACGTGCGTTGAGGGAGCGCCTGAGAGGCGCTTCTCTCTTCTTCCACGCTACACGCGGCTATGTGTATAAACTGAAGGACGACTCATACATGTCTGTGGGTGAGTACAATAAATTGAGGCGCCAGTGTGGCATCTATTGGCTATTATAGGAGGGACGATATGACAGCAACTGATTTCTGGTTTATATACATGATGTGGTTGGTACTGGTTATTGTGATGTGTGCAACATGACAGACAAACGACCTTGTTATACAATGGAAACTGGCTACACCAGCAGTGACTTCTCTTTCTATCGCAGAAGCCTGAACAGCCTTGATGTTGGGCGTTCCCAAGTTTATGATCTGCAAAGCAGAGCTGGCAAAGAGAAGTGGTATCTGGAAGACACCTACACATGGAGAGGAAACTTCACGTCTGAGACTGTGCTAGTGTTGACCAACGACAAGGGCGTACAGATCGAGACAGCTTCCTTCGGTTGGAGACGTATTCCTACGGAACATGAGCTTGCACTGAAAGAGAAAACCCAGTACAATAACTTCTATGCTGCCCTTGCTGAGTGCGGAAAGCTCTGTCCTGCTGGTGCTAGTCGCTGGTTCAATGAGGCAGTGCTGGAAAACTTTGGCAATGAGTTTGAAGAAATCCTCTACTACGGAGACGATGATGCTTAACCCACATGACCTACGAATCACCAGCTACCTGCCTCAGTCTGGACACGGAGCTGGCGGAATGACCGTTGGACTCACCACCAGTGGTATTATCGTACATCATATGCCTTCTGGCCTTGGTGTAAGCTGTGACAGTGAGCGGAGTCAGCACCAGAATAAAGAGAAAGCTTTACAACTGCTGGAAGCTCTTATATTTACCACTGAGAGTGAGAAAAGCTATAAAGCAGCCATCCTTTCGCCTGTGCTGTCTACACCGGATAGGGTGAGGATGATCAAAGAAGTGCGGACTCAAACAGGTTGCCAACTCAGAGAGGCGAAGGAAGCAGTAGACCAGTTCTATGATGTTGAAATGGCTGTCTTGCACTTGAAGATGAAGAGCCCTACAATCTGCACAATGCCTCAAGGGCACCCAACGCACTGTGGGTGTGAATGGTGAAGGGCGAATCCCCAACAGGCTGGACAGCCTATGTGCGTGCGTACAAAGAGAAACATCCTGATGTAATCGTAGATTACAAGGAGCTAATGAAACAATATATCAAAGGAATTCGTCTCGATGAGACTCATGAAGGAGAGCCCGTATGAAACTACCAATGCCAACTGCTCAAGAAATCTACAATATTGCTGACCGTGCTGAAGGAGCCATCTATAACTCTGGCTCACGCTCTGCTGACAAGATGATCATCGAGAACGCTATTCGTAACGCTCTCCAGATTGTTGTAGACCGTATGAACATCCAAGTTGCACCAATCAGCATTGACCTGAGCAAGCAATAATGGACGACTGGAAAGAAATCGAAAATGCGAATGAACCCTGTTCAAGCTCCAACGGTTGGTGTGGATGGTGTGGCAAATGCCGTGAACATTCTGAGGATTTGCACAGACAAGCAGACTGGGAGGATGAATGAAAGAATACGAATTCAGGGTAACAAAGGGCTTCTGTCGTCTATGTGAGACAGCCACCAACGCTAAAGCAATCGTAATCCCATTCAGGTATGGCGGTAAGAATGCACCAATCATTCTGTGTGTTGAATGTGTGAAACATTTATACAACACTGTGGAGCCAAAGCCAGAGGCGAAGCCTCTATATGGTAGCATTGATGATTGGGAACCTACAATGCGTTTCTTCCGTGACTAACCCCGCCCCGCCGTAGAAAACAGCCTCCTTTATTGGGGGCTTTTCTTTGTCTGGAGAAATATAATCATTGACTTGTACACCCTTTCTGGGACACAGATTTAAGCGAGAGGTGCTTAACCAAGCAAGAAGGCCCGAGGGCTGGCGCCACGTAAAATGGAAATAACCTATCGATGTACCCTCAATGATGCATACACTCTATGGGGTGGCTCGCCCGTGGGTCTACCCTATGGGGTGAATTCGTTCCACGTGGAACAGTACAATGTGATTCCGACGCACTATATAGAGGATACATTGTCAATGGTTGCACACAGCAAAGGGGTTTATCATTCAATGGCAAGCCATTTTGATTGTGACGCACTATATATAGAGCATCATACACATTCACAAGGACGAACAACTGTCAACATTGGTTAGCACACAAGGGATATTTGACATGTGCGTACAGATGTGAGCGTAGCTCAGAGTGTTTATTCTGGCATGCATTATGCTAGGCTAGGATCATGCCAACCTGTGAGGGATCATCCATTGAATGTATTAATCAATGCTACGCATTGGATAGGAATATATTTAAAGATTATGCTTGACATATTTGTCAGGGTGAGAGCGCTTCGCTTAGTAGAACGTAGGCTATCGCCCACTCCCTTCGGGCCTACACGCTACGGAAAGGGGTTTAGAACGATTCTGAGGGGTTTTCTTGTTAGCGTATGCTAACGGTTGTACAAAGCTCTAAGCCTTGTAATACGTGGCCTACAGGCCGTTTTAGAGCCCTTTAAACCGTAGGTTTGGGTCAATCCATGCTAAGCCGATGGCTTAGGTTTTGATATAGTTTTGAGTTAGTTTATTGTTGGTTTTTATAGACAAAAACAAATCAATTCTAAACGAATTGAAAGGGGTTGGCCTTATGCCTTCGGCATTGATCCGTGCGAAACCTTTAAAGCGTAGCTTTGGTTTTATACTACCTTTAAAGCTACGCTTTGGGCTTATGGAAGGTCACTATCTGGAATGAATGGGCAAGTGAAGTCGTATTCATGTATGCGTGTGACGTCTTCCTTGATGTTGTAGGGCTTGAGCCACTTGGCTAATTCACGGTTAGCGTATTCATCGCCCCAAGCTTCTGCAAAGCTATCAGAGCGCTCCACAAGCATTGCATGGCAATCCTTTTCATTGTCAAAGCTATCGACAATGTAGTCATTGCAGGATGTGAAGTTGACGCACAAGCTTAGGACAAGGGCAAACATTATTTTACTTCCTGTAGAGTGTGAACAGATATTGAGCGATCACAGCAGCACTGCAAAAGCCTACGATGATACAAGTTTCGGTGATGGTTAGCATGATGTTCTCCTTTGTGTGTGACAGCATCTTATCAGCCATCACACACTAGAGCAAGCTTTTATTTACAATTCTTCACTGTAGGATGCCACTTTAGGCGTTGCCTGTAAGGTGAATTTGTAGACACCGCCAGCAGCCATCAGAGACTTAATCACAGCAGCCTTGCCTTCGGCTTGTGCTTTGTCGTCGCCCAGTTGAATCAGGCAAAAGTGAGTGTAGGCTGGCTTTTCGCCTGTCCAATCCATGCCACTCTTTACAGATACATTCAAGCTGAAGGTGTGGCCGTAGACGCTTACAGTGTTTTCCAGTTTCATGATGTTACCCTATCTAGAGTGGGGTTGGCTTGATTGCCTTGCCCCTTGAAATACATTCTAGACCCATGGAAAAGGCATTGCAAGCGGATTATGAAATTATTTTCATACGGATCATGTCCGATTTCCAACGATTTTCTAAGCAAGGGGAGAATTCTGGCCACACCTTGTGAGCCTTCCCATACTTCATTATCTCTTTAGCATAAGCCATTGCTGCATCTTTTGCGGCAAACAATTTAGGCTCAAACTGAGGGCCAATAGAGCCTGTTACCAGCACACAATCCCCGCTTCCCACGTCTGTTCTGTCTACGATAGGCATTTGATTTATTCCTCAAGAAACAATCTTGCAAAGCATACCCTTAGGCATGATGAACTGCAAAGCGAATTGCTGTGCATCTTCAAGCTGTGCAAAGCTTTCAAACTTCCAACCAACATCGACCCCACCGGATGTAGTCGACACCTCATAGGATGGCACGTGGATTGCCTCCATACCCGGCTGGGGTGTGGTTTGAAAGATGTTCGCCACTTTGACGGATTCAAGGTTGGCATTGGTAAAGGTTTGAATCTTTTTCATGCTGCAAGCTCCTACGTTTGGTGTGGGAGCATTCTATCAAAGCAATGCCCCGCTATACAAGCTTTATTCTTTGATTCTTTTAATCTCGCCATCGGCATAATACACACCGATATTAGTCTCAAGCTGGCCATACTCGCCAACGCTATACACATAGAAGTCAACAAACGCACGACCGTCTTCTGTCAACTCCACACCGTGCTTTACAATGAAAGCCCAATCAAGGGTATCCCATAGGTCAGATTTACTGCAAAAGTCTGGTGAATCATCAACCAGAATGCCGTTAGTGGACACCTTGAAGTCAGCGACCGTACTCACAATTGAAACACGCTGACCAGCTTCAAGCTTCACACGTTTGCAGCCGCTAGACCTTTGGGCTGCTTCACGAATCTGGCGCTTTTGTTCTGCTGTGAACTTCCATACTTTAGACATGATGGGCACTCTATCTAGTGGGTGTGAGAGCATTCTACCTTAGAGAATGCCCCCTGTACAAGCTTTTATTTGCTGTTCAATTCAGCCACTTTAGCGTCAATTGCAGCCTGACTATCGCCTGTGCTAATGATTTTCATCTTGCAGGCCGCACCATAGGATTCTTGAAAATCCTGCTTTTCGTCTTCTACCACTTGACGGTCGTAATCACCAAAATGGATGCACCACTTGCCATCTTGAAGGATCAGAAGGCTGTAGTAGGATTTGGTCTTAGTCATGATGCTGTGCCTCATTGGTTGGGTGTGAAGCCATTGTATCGACTCCACAACCCCAGTGCAACCATTAAAACCCTGTTTTGAGGCTTTCGATCAATTTATTTTGTTCGCTGATTTCCCAAGCAATTTGGTCAATCTTCTTGACAACTTGCCCCGCTTCACCATTACCGTTAACGATACGGCCAGCGAATCGTTGAGCGTCTTCCCGATACCAGAAGATGGAAGCACGTTCAACCCTGCACCACTTGCCTTGCACTTCGTCCATCGGCAGGCGGATTTTATCGCCAACCACTACAATATAGCCATCTGTAGTGTCGATTGCTTCAAGCTCTGCAATACGGGCTTCAGCTTGTTTGATGGCGTCTGCGAAGTAGGCTTGAGCGGCTTCTTTGTTCATGATGTTCTACCTTTGGTTGGCTGGGAAGCTGTTTTGCTTCCCTATGTCTGCCATTCTACAGAAGCCACAACACACGTCAACAACTATTTTCAAAGAAAATTGAAATTAGTAGGCCATCCAGCCATCCCACCAATAGGTATATTCCTTTGTACCATACTGATATGGGTTAGCTGATTCTGGCATGCCGTTTGCTTTAGCTGCCACACCTTGTTTGTAGATTTCCAATGGAGTTAACATTTCAGAGTCTCACATTTTTCAGGGTTGTGTCAATAGGGGCTAGAAGCTCCTGTAGTGCGTTTTGAGGGGCTTTAGTATCAATCTATATACTGGCCTAGCCTACCCTCACAAAACGTCGTGCTTGATTTGTCAACCCTTTATCGATTGAATTATTCTATACCCTACGAAACTTTGGCACCTTTGCGGCTATCTATATACCGTTCAACCATTGAACCAAAACGTTCGACCTCAGAGAGCTTGTCACCTTCGATAATGATATACGGCGACCAGCAAGGGCCACCATGCCAGCAAACAACACTCAGGCCGTTATGCTTGAAGCTAAGAACGCGGCTCTCTATTGAGTCTTCAATATCGCAGCCTATCTCAATATCATAATCGATGCGCACACGATAGACAGTTTCGATTGGGCTTTTCATTTTATGTCCTTTGGCTCATAAGGCCAGCCTAGTCTATCCCAAGCTTTGAACCTTGCCTCAATGGCTTTATAGTGAGGCATGTTGTAGACAAGGCCAGAAGTGAACACCTTCCCTTGCCTTGACACTTCCACAAGCTTCTTGGCCCTGTCTAGCGTCACTGTGATAGCCATGCAATACCCAACTGATAGACAACGGCTGAAGCTATAACCAAGAAGGCTACAGACAGCACAGTGTTATAGATTTTCAAATGTTTAGCGTTCATGTCAACCTCCTATTGAGGATTGTGCGAACTGTAGCACGACGCAATGCAGCCTTGACAACCTCAGTCACTTCAGTTAAGCCCCAGTCAGCGCCACCATACGCCACAAACTGCCCATTGCCTTTGTAGTCGATTCGCATGATGTTGTGGCCTTTGCGATTCTGGATATACACACGGTTATCATGTCCGCCAAGCAAATGACCATTACCCAAGGCAGCACAGCGTAGGCCGTGGCGAATCTTTGCGATCATGACAGGATGGGTCAGACTGGTAATGGTGATCATGGCGAACGTCCTAGAGCGTTGATTGTGTGCAGGCATCATATCGAAGGGCTCGACTCATTGCAAGCCCTTGAATATGAATCTATTCCACTTTTGCTATCTTGCCGTCAACCATTGTTACGTTAGCGAAAAACTCACGTTTGTAACCTGTCAAGTGTGGGCGATTGCAGCCGCACAGTTTACCGTCTGGCTTGTATTCAGGCCCGAACATGGATGTTTCAGTGAATTTCAAAGGCTGGCCAATGCACTCTTTCATAGCCTTTTTGGTTTCATAATTGAAGATCAACATAGCGGCATTTCCTTTGTGTTGTTGCGTTGGGTGTGTAGGCATCTTATCAATACCGCCAACCATTGGCAAGCGGTATTACTAAAAATCTACAGATAAAAATCGCTGTTATCCAGCCATTCGATAACAGGCCGCATTGCCCAACCATAAGAGACGTAATCACCTTGACAGCTTTGCAAAACATCACCCTCAAACAAGCTAATGGCAAAGCTGACACTGCCGTCTGGCGTGGTGATTTTGTAAATCTTGGCGGACTTGTCCGGCCCATACGATTCGTCACCGTCTGTCAACCGGTGGAAAGTGGCTACATGTTGATTTGTGTTCATGTCACACCTCAAAAGGTTCAATGTTAAAAACTATAACAGATACGGTTTCTGCTTTCAAGTAGCAGGTACGATTGCCGTGCTTCTTTTCCAACCATGCCCAAGCTTCGTGGATAAGAGGTTTACGGTTAAAGGATACATAATACTTAATTACATATCCACCAATGGCTTCGACAGAAATTTCGTAATTATTCATACGACACCTCAAAGTCAAACGTCAGGGTTGTGTAGTGACGGGTAAACTTGCCGTCATTGGTTGTCATTAGAGAACTGTAGCCTGTAGCTTCTGAAAAGCGTTTACGATTGTCAGCGGCTGTACAACGGCGCCATACGTCACAAATGCGAATGAAGTGCGTCTGCTTTTCAGTCTTATTGTTAATGACTGTCATGATTTCAGACTGATACTTTGCCATGATGCTACATCCTGTTTCGGTTTGTGTAGGGCTATTCTATCAGAGTGAACAGCCCTTGCAAGCTTTTATTTTGCAGGATAAACCCGGCGGTAATCATCCTTTGCAAAATACACAGAATCCTTCAAGCCATGCTTAACAGCTCGTTTGCGGTACAGCTCCCACACTTCGACAGCTACGCCACCTTCACCGACATACTCGCCATTGGCGTCATAGTTGGTTGTCACTTCAGCAGACCGGCAGCCGTAGTTTGCCATCGTATCACCGAAAAACCGCATGGACGAACGGTCAAAATAGTGGCTGTCGCCGTTGGCTTGCTGTACGTGATATTTCAGGTCTGAAGGTGTCATGATGCGTATCCTTTGTTTGTGTGTGGCCCATTCTACCGAATTGAATGGGCAATGCAAGCCCTAGATTAATAGTCCTGCAAGATTTCTTGCATGGCTTGACGTTCGGTGCCAGTGAAGAACGAACGCATTTTTGTCAAGGTTTCACAGCATGCATTGTAAATGCCTTGAGCCTTGATGCTGTCTTTATCGTAACCGAAATCGTCGCACCAGTCATGAAAATTCTGTTCGGCGGAACTGGAATCCAGAAGCAAGCTATGCAGCACGCTGGCCACGTGAGGCGCTACAGCTACCGAATGACGGGCCTTGATGCTTTCGAGGTAACGAGCGCTCGACTTGCCAGCACGACGCAATTCAAACTCGCCTGCTTTAGTCAACTGGCGGTGCCCGGTGCCAGTGTAGAAGTCAGAAAACATTTCCTTACCTTGACGCTGAAACTTACACAACCATGCGTCACACTCCCAGCCATCGCGATTGCTCGCTACGCCACCGACAGCCATAAACGTAACACCTTGAGCTTTCAGGTATTCAGTAATAGCAGTTTCGATTGGGTTGATTTGCTTAGCCATGATGCAATCCTTTTCAGTTGGTAGAAGCTTGTTTGCTTCTGATGTTGGTCATTCTACAGGGTTGAACATCCCTGTCAACACTATTTTTAACGAGAAATTGAAAACAGCACCGACAGCGATACCAACCACACAACGAACATAAATGTCAATACGGTTATGATGATTCTTTCTACAGGTGTCATGTCTGCCAATCTCCCTAGAGGGAAGAAAAGCCCCGCTGTTAGGCGGGGCAAGGGGTTTGCTGTTAGGCCGCGTCGGGCTTTTCAGCGGTACGGCTTGGGAGTTTCAACATCCAGCGAATCATGTCACCGATGATTGGGTAAATGTCGTTATGGCGGGTGCCAAACTTCATCCATTTGTTCTGGCTATCGAACGTCCCAATGTTCCGGTTAGTGTCACCGCCGTCAGGCAGATAGTCACGCAAGCCGTTAAGCTTTTGCTTGATGCGGTCCTGTTCAGTCAGTTCATAAAACCGCCATACAGGGTTAGTGTGGCTGAAGTTGACTTGTGACAAGCCTTGCAGAAGCCTTTCAAGGTCTTCACCGGCTGTAGCGTCACGACGACGACCAAACCCCAGATCGTATACCAGTTTAGCGACAGCTTTGACGACTACAGGCTGTGCCAGCACCGTGTAAGCTTTTGCCCCCGGCTTACCAAAGCCCGGAACGTTAGCGATGGCGCCCCATGCTCTGCAAGCTGTAGCATATTTTTCTTCTACATCGGCTGGCGTGGCACTGGCAATGCTCGTTTTGTTCAGGAACAGGATAGCGTTAGTCGCTGCAAGGTCGCGGAATGTCCAGCGGCCTGTGTCCTTGTTCCAGTTGGACTGGTCACCGTCTGTTACATCGTCCCAGTCCAGAATGTGAGGCAGTAGTTCGTTCTGGATGAACTGGTTAACAGGGTTGGCGCTGTCAAACTTCAGAGCCAGCGAACGCTCCACCTTTTTAGCAAGGTTGTTCAGGTCGTGGAACAATTGCTGTTCTTCCCGAACGCCAAGCCCTAGGTGAATCTCTACAGCGATCTTGCTAAAGCCCCGTGCAACTTCGTCGCATTCGTCCCATGCCGCCAGCACTTCAGTAGGGATTGGTTCCTTGAAGTTGCCTTCGAACAGCTTTGGCTTGCGTGGATATTTCCGATTGAGCCTGATTTCAGTCAGGAATTCGAAAACCAAATCCATCGCATAACGACGGTGCTGACCATCGATCACATACAGCATGTCACGCTGACCAAGGAACACTTTAAAGCACGCCGTCTCACCGTCGGCTTCCATCCGCTTTCCTTCGATGCCAGCGCCACCGGGGGCAACGGTGCGAAGGTTGCAAACGATAGGCTGCAAACTCATGTAGGTTTGTGGCCCCATAACCCTTTGAAGCTCATGCAATGCCAGCGACTCTGGCTTATTGAAGTTGCGGCGGTATTCGATAGCCGCTGCAATCATGCCGCGAAGGATGTATTTTGCCAACCCGGTAGCGTGCGCCTCATTGAGTGGGCGTTGTGTGGCTGGCGAGCCATCAGGCTGGCGCTCGTTTGCCACCTTGCTCATGGCGTAGAAGTCTTTCATTGGGATCAGGGCGATAAAGGTGCGATGCCCCAGATTGTGACCAATGAACACCTTTTCAGGTCTGACTTGAGAATCAGCTTCTTTCAACAGCGAGTCAATCGAAGCGAGCGGAGTAGGAAGCGATTCATTATGCATAAACATGATGATGTTTCTCCTAGAGGTTACGATGTTCCACGTGGAACATCTTTCAAGCTGGGGTGTTGTGTATTCCCCTTGCTTGATTAGGAGATTAGCAGGCTGGTTCACCATGTCAAGGAAATTTTCAATTTATTTTCAAGAAAAGAAAAAGCCCCCGAAGGGGCTTTAACATCAAGGGGTTACGTCAAGCGTGAAAATCTATATCTACGTCATTACCTTGCGAAAGCTGAGACTGCAAGCACATTTGCAGCTCTTCTTTGTACTCTTCTTTGTTGCTTTGAAACAGAAGCGGTGACACTTGCTGCAATACCGCACCGGGAGCGAACCCCACGTTACAGATAATTGCATCCCCATAGGTGCTATCAAGATGCTTGACAAACTCGGCATCTGATACTTCGACCATCCCTGATGTTACGTTATAACTACGGAAAGCCTTTACATTCCCCAATGCAATCAATACCCGATTCAGACTTCCCATGATTTCCTTTTTTACTCCTATGTTAGCCGGTGGCTGCCTTTGTGGCTTATTCCATCCCGGTGCGTGGATGATACAGCATCTAGGAAAGGCGTCAACAGATTTTTTCAATCAAATCAACGCCTCCTAGGACTACGTTAACCCTCTTTATCGTCTTCAAAAATATACTCGTCACCTCCTACCTTCACACGAGTCATTTTCGACAGGGTGACGTTTACCCAAGGGTAGGGATTACCCTTTGCGATCTTGTCTGGATCAGCGGCGGTATAGTTGTCAGGGTTGTGTGCCGCTGGGTTGGCTTGAACAACCTGATTCGTACCGCTGGCCAAAGCTTTATTCATCCATTGCTTTAACACTCGGCTTGTGGTAGTGCCGTCCTTTTTAACCCATGTCACAGAAAACATCTGGCCTTTATTGGTGTCCAGAATTTCCCGCTTTTTGTCGATACTGGCGCCTTTGATGATGATGGTAGCCATTTGCCTGTACTCACTGTAGGTTAACAATTGGGTTGTGACATGATGATTCTAGGTCAATTAGTCACATTCGTCAAGGGTGATTGTAACAGGAAAATCATAATCATCCTCTATACAGTTCATCACACCTTGAGCGTCCATTGTAGCAGGGTAGAACACCTTGTCAATAGGATTGTGTACTCCTTTTTTATATACTTTCCAGAACACTTTATTACCCTTATTTATAGCAGGCAGCCCCGCCTTTAGTTTGAAATTGAGACGGGAACCATTTAACTCCCCATACTGTTAGCATTGCCTGTAACTGTCTTGTAAGGCCGTTAGAGCGCATATCGGGGCAAGTTTCTTTATAGTATATCTCGCCACACGGTTGGACTATCACGCCGCTACAGCCTACGCTGTGCGCTTCTGACTTAAAGGCTACGATTCTATGCCAGCCTTTATGATCCTTGAACAGCTTGATATGCTTACCGTCTGGCGTTGTTGCATCCCTTACCAGTGTTTCAAGGCCGGTAGTGGTGCAACGGTTAAGCGCATGCATAACCGTTTTATTCATGTTCTATTAGCCCGTGCAATCAATTCGACAGTCTTTGCGGCTGTACCATGAGCGCGAAAGCCAATAATGTAATCTCGTTTTGCATCTTGACAAAGGCCACACTTAAGGCAATTAACCTTATCAGTGTTTTCAGCGGGGCAAATTATAACTTTGTTACCGGCTGGCGTAGTGCTAACTTTCTCAGCATCACGCGGCATAATTACAACAACTGGAGCAACATTTAAAGCTTTCAACTTATCAGCATGATTAACGTCATTGCCACTAACATTAATTGTGAAGCCTTTAACGTTTGCATCTTGAATTAACAAAGCGTTTTGTCGGCTTTCGAATGTATCAGACAGCACGTCATAATGCGTATATGTAAAGCCACGTTTACGACCATTGGCGACAATCAAATCACGCAACTTAGGCCCGTCAATCATTACAGCATCACCGTTTAAATCACCGGCTTGATTGTGACGCCAAAGTGTGTTGTTCGAAAGGGCTTTAACTTGACGGATAAACTGAGGCCACTCTACAGCGTTCTTGCTTTCGCCATTATCCAGTTTACGCCAATGCATACCGACAGGACCATACTTGGCATAACAGCCTTTAGCCTTGATAGGGCAAGCATCGGGGCAAGTGGTAGAGTTAGAAGTGGAGACAGGCATAGGACCGGTTTTAGTGTTGCCGGAAACTGGATTAAGAACGTAGAACACTGCAATTCCTTACTACTTAGGGGGTTTGTGCTTTTCAATGTCGAGTATTGTACAGCGTTGATATGTAGCGTCAACCCTTAATACCAAGAAATTTAAAAAGAATTATGGCCACAACAACATAGACTAGCTTGACTTTCCATTTAGGCCACGGCTTGGCTTGCACCGTCCGTGCCTTGATTTCAACCGTTTTGTCTGGCTTGACGTAACGGCCTGTAGCCTTGAGCATGGCTGTTTTAGCCCTAGCTTCACGAATATCTAGCGCCTCATGGCAGTCTAGATAGGTGTCATATTCGATCATATCAAGGCTTAGAGCGCGTTCCAGCTCTATCCTCAGATCATCGATTGTATCAACCTCTACAGCGCCTTTGCCTAGAATCCGTTGGTGGAGTGGTGGCTTCACCTTGACTCTGGGTTTAGGCTGTGCTTTGGGTTGTGGAGCCCGTCGTATGCCAGCCATATTAAAACCCTACGTACCACTTGCCGGAAGTTTTGCCAACCTTGACAGCATAACCGCAAGTGTCCGCCCACAGTACCGCATGATGAATCGAGTCAAACCATACATAAAACAACACTTTGCAATCTCCTAAAACCGAGTGTAGACAACGATTGACAGGCTGTCAAGCCCTATTCTTTATCAGCCCAAATGCCCCAAGCTTGGGTGCCCCGGCGGCCCGAACGGCGGCCTATGTCACCCTTTCGGGCTTGTTTCTTGGCTTGTTCATACTGGTAGGAGGCTACAAAATCAGATGCTTTGACTGGACGTGCCATTTACTACTTATCCTTAAACCGTTCTTAGTTAGTGTGCCGTTATTCTATGGTTAACGGCTTACCATGTAAAGCGTTTAATCGAATTTAATTCGACGGCCACCAATGGATAACGCTTTGATAGTTTCCATGTTGACATTGCGGAGTTGTTCCCGGCCTTTATCGTCCTTCTTGTTAAGAACAATCGTCACATACTTTTCAATGTGAGCCGTAGTATTAACGCCACCTTTACCAGTCTTGCGGATATGACCGTTTAGTGTGCGTTCGGTGCCGTCCTTCTTAATGAATGTAACACCGAAAAACTTAGAGCCGTTGGCGTGGATCAGTGCGGCAATTTGCTTGCTAACAACATCAGTCTTTACAGTCTTCAAAGCTTGCATCTTAGTTCCTCTAGTTGGGGTTGTTTGTTTGTGTGGGGCCATCTTATCACCGTTTGGCATTACGTCAACAACAAAACGCGATAAACCTTAAAATCTTTTGAGGCGTGCTAGATAAATGAACCGGGCGAGCGCGTGATACAGGATAATTTATTTTTGTCAAGGGCTTGCATTCGTTGTTGGGTTGTCTATAATTACACATAGCAGGAACGAAAGCCGAAAGGCCAGACACTGGAGTACAAGGTGGGGAGGGTGCCTGTCATTCTGGTAATGCGAATGAATCCCAACTGCGGAAGCGAATGACTCTCGGCATCATTCTCAAATGAGAACCTATCTCGATACCTGATGAGAATGATTCTCCCTCTCAGCCAGTGGGCTACAGACGTGCTACACCATTTTCGAGTAGCACGTCACTCCCCCGGAATCCCCACCCTCGCGGAAAAATGTACCGATCTGTAAAAAACGCTTTGGGTATCTGGTTCCCCGTGAAAATCTGTTTGGTTCCCTGAAAATCCCGTTGGGTATTTTTCTCAGTCGAAGATGGAGCCGATCATGTCACCCACACCACCAATCATATCAGCGGCCACGTCCACCATGAAGTAGGCTGTAGCCACGTCCACTGCTGTCTCAAGCACGTCTTCGATAAAGGTTGTGGACTGGTAGCGACCGTGATTCTTGGGGCACTGAGCACTGCGAGAGTGGGCAGTGAAGGTGCTTTTGCAGTAGTCGCAGCGTAGTTTGTAAGCCATGATGGTTCTCCATATTGGTTGATTTGGCTATGATACAGGGTTGTTTGGGTTCTGTCTACAGCTCTGTGAAAATCTATTTGGGAAATTCCCATATTGAAACCTTTTGGCGAAAATCCGTGGTGCGAAAAAGTAAGCTGAATACCCTGCCGCCCTAAAAGTAAGACAAACAAGTAAGCCCCTACAAAAGTAAGGGCTTTGGTATTATAACCAGACCGCCATGAGGATGCTGGCAATCGCACTGGCTGCCGCCACAAGGCAGGCAGCACCACCAACGTAAGGCACAAACGTTGGAACTTTACGTTTGTAATGGCCCTTGGCCCTGTCCTCGTAATTATAGAAGCTATCAACCATCAGCATGACCAGAAACACAACCAGTGCAGTCGCAGCAATCTTGAAAAGCAACAGTGTTATCATTATTTACCTCCTTCAATGTGTTGTTTAAGTGCAGTCAGAGAAGCAAACTCTTCACTCCGAATCTTCCCACCACACCCTCGGGGGCGATAATGCCAAGCATTGCTCTCGTTGTAAATACGGCCAAGCTCTTTCTTGTGCCACCGAACTTTAATGTATTCTTCTTTCTGTTCGTAGTTGATCATCTTATTTCTCCGTGCAAATCATGCGGAATCGGCGGTAGTCATTTGTAGAAGACTGCCGAGATATAATCTGGCTTACTGCGTAGTCACACTTAGCCTGACTGGTGAACTCTTGGCTGTGTGCTGTTGGACCCTGCCCATCAGTCCACATCAATAATACCCACATTCCTAGCTCTTTCATTTGTTTCTCCGTTGTTTGTCTTGATGTGCCCATTTTACAGGAATGGGGAGCCGTGTCAACTCTTTTTCACTTTATTCAACTCAAAAAGAAACCCGCCGAAGCGGGTTCATTAATAGCGAATACCAGTGCGATCAAACAGAGCAGTTGTTAGTTCTTCGATTCTTGCCTCAAGCCACATTCTACGCTTTGGGATTGTTGTTGTCTTCAAGCATTCACGGAATGCAGTGAGCTTGACTCTAAGAATTCTGACCTGTTCTTTCGCATAGTAAGCCACCAGTGCAGCGGGTGTTGTGTCAGCCATACTAGGCTCCTTATAATGTGAGGCTGTGTATCGAAGATACGCTCCTTGCCTCAAGGTAATTATAACACCTTTACGCACTTGTGTCTAGCCCTATTCGTCGGCTGGTTTGGCTTCCCACTGGCCCTTACGACCCTTGCGTTGGTCACGTGAGTTACGATCAGTCTTGCGTTGTTCACGCTTAGCTTTCTCGTATTCCCAGTTCTTGCCAAACTCTTCTGCACTCATCTTTCTCAAAATAGTTTCCTTTTGTTAGTCATAATAGTATCCAAATCTTCCCACACTTGCTGGTAGAAACTTGTTGGGATTGTGCCATCAAGGTGCCATGCACCCACCATACCCTTCGTGTATGTGCAGTGGCTAAGGGCAGACTCATAAGTCTTGGCCTCACTCACCATTGCCACGAAGTCTTCAACGTGTTTCACCTTTTGCTCAGCGTTCAGCGTCATTTGCTCTACGCCCTTTGATCAACACTGTCGAGGACTTGTCTACAGCTACTTCTTTCAAGAGCCAGATGGCGAAGATTGGACCAGTGAGAGTGATGATAAACACCATGCCCAGATCACCCAGAGTAAAATCATCACCGTCCTTATAACCATAGTATACACCGCTAGCTACTGCCACAAACCCTACCAACAACCAACCTACAACGTAATACACCCACATCATACACTACCTCCACATACTTGCCACAGTCGGTGGCCGGGGTATAAGCCCTCTTGACGAAGGCGCTCGTTAATTCGAAGCTGTACCAGATCATCAGCGTTACGATCACCCATGTTCTTACGAACAACATCTTGGCAATCCCAGTGACACTGGAGCAGGCCGTTGAACCACTGGCCATCGATCATTGGCTTGTTGCAGCCGGGGCAGTTACTCATTTCTTGGCTCCTTCAATACGTTTGATTGCCTTGTCGAAAATGTTACGACCAGCTTTCAAACCCACAACACCCATCGATTCAAACTGATTCTTCATCTGGTTTGCAGCATGGCAGCAGGCTACAACGTTACCTTTGACATAACCCTTAGTGCCGTCGATACGGTCAATGGTGGCATCCGACAGGCGAAGCTCGCCATTGGCTTCTTTGCCAGTGCTCTTGGTGAGGATGATGCCAGTGTAGTAGCAACGCTCAGCACTCATCAAATTCTTCATCGACTGGAATGACAGGTCGAATTCAATACCACGCTTCTTGGCGTTCTCTGCTTTCCAAGTCAGGTGCTTGGCACAGTACAGGTCGAATTCAGTTTTGGTCATGTTGAAACGCATCGTTGTAGCTCCATTATTAGTGTGTGGGCATTCTGAGGGCTTTCACCCTCAGTGTCAAGCAGTATTTAGAAGCTTTGTTTAACACGATCCAGCGTAGCCAGCACTTGATCCTTGGTCAGATCACCCATTTGCAGTTCTTTGACGATTCGTTCTGCTTTCAGGTCAATCTTCTGCTCGACTTTCACAACTTCAAAAGCAGTGGACATATACTTGAACGCTTCATGTGGATTGGTTACACCCACCTTGATCAGTTGACGTGCAGCACGGTTAAAGGCTGGCTGAACGTCAGACAGAGACTTAATACGGCCATCGAAGGTAACATCATCAAACTGTTTTGTGATGTGTACTTTGCCGACATGCTCGCCAGTAGGTGCGGGCTGCATACGGATAACACCAACACTCACTTGCTGATCCCATACACGGAAGCGTTGCTCATTCTTTGCAGTCAGCGCCTGATCATCACCACTAACAAGTCTTGCGGCTTGATAGGTGGTCAGGTTCAGTTTTTGACGTTGTGCGTTCAAAACCATACGGTCTTCAACTAAGAAGGCGATACCGCAGGATGAAATTTTAGCACGCTTTTCTGCTGCTTTGAAGTTGGTGATGAGCTGAGCTTTGGTGGTCACGGTCATTCTTTTAAATCTCCTAATTGGTTTGTGTGGGCTATTCTACAGTGTTTATGTTTCGTGTCAAGCGTTTATTTGCCTACCTTATAGAGGAAGTAGTTGCCTACGGCTGCAACGCCACAGACGATAGCCAAGAGTGCGTTGAGGGTGTATATGTTGTATACACAGCATACAGCAGTTACAACAGCCAATTCCAAACGATATTCTTTAAACATTACATACCCTCCACGTTGTATTCTTTGAGTAATTCTTCAAGAGTCGCTTGACGCTCGCTGATCCGGCTTTTCAGGTTTTCAAGCTCAGCTTGCAAGCAACCCAGCTCAGAGTCCAGAGCAACAATGCAGTGTGCAACACTGACAGTCATACGCTTGGCGAGTTTTTCCACTCGGAAATGTTCGAACAGACAACCAACAGTGAAGTAGTGGTTGAAACCGTTGTCGTCTTTTAGTAGGTACTCTGCATCGTCAGAGTATGGGCCCGCCTCTTTTAGCTCGTAGGCTCTGTCCAGAGTGAAAGAGGCGTGTTTGTTGTTAGTTAGGACCAGCTCTTTCTTGTAGATGACACGCATTAATATGTTTCTCCAGTATAAGGCTTCAGCAGATGTTGGTTCTTGTTGAACCGTTCGATGTAGTCATTCTCACCTAGTTCGTTGTATAGGTCAAGCACTTTTTGATAATTTTCCCAAGCATACTCACGGAACCATCCACTGGTGATAGATGTACACACTTTCATCAAAGCCATTTCAAAGCTCCACCGAGCGCTTGGCCCACCTTCCTTGCCCAAGCCATGAGGAATCTGCGAACGCTCAAGGGCGAGCACACAGGACTCTTCGTAGACACCGTATAGGCGTACCTTCTCGTCAACACTCATAAACTTCTCCTTGGAAGTCATAACCTCAGAGCCGTCCTTCATGTACTTGGTGTAAGCTGGCGAGAAGATACGCTTGCCATGAGCCACTAGACAGCCTACACGGCCATCAGGGCAAGGCTGACCCCATTCCACGTAACTGTCCAGAGCAACAGCCAAGTGAATGCTATCATGGTCGTACACGTAGTTCACACCATCACCATTGAAGAAGTCCTTGGAACTGACGTTCAGCTTTGGGTGTGCGTAGTCGTAGGACTCAGCCTCACGAAGCTTTACAATCTGTTCATTAATAGAGGCAACCCCCAGCCACTTATCAGCCTCAGCACGCCCAAGCTTCTCACGCAAGAATTTGATATCACTCATTGTCTTGAGAAAGTGTGGGCTGTTACGCTTGTAGCGGTGACACATCTTGATCAGATATAGGTCGTCGTTGATAGCAGGGAATGGGCCAACTTCAGGAACCCATTTGAACTCTTTCAAACCGTACTGCTCAAGAAGCATTTCAGCAGACGTACCTTCCCACGCCAACTCAAACTCGTAGTTCATGCCGTCTTTGTCACGTGCATGGTAGTATTTACCACCTTGCGTTGGTATAGCGAATTGCAGCTTGTCCTTGTTGGCTTTATGCCAAGCTGTGAACTGCTCGATGGTGCAGATGAAGTCCCAATCGACGGTACGTCGAACACCTTCCAGTTCAGGGTTGTTTGCTACCAGAGCGCGTGAGCCAATCAGAAGCATTTCGAATTCCTCGTTTGTGTTTGTATGGGCACATCATAAAGAAAGCCCCGACACCTGTCAAGGGGCCGGGGCTAATTCTTTTAGCAGCTTTGGCTGGAAGCGTTCCAACCCGGCTCAGACCAACGCATACCCTGCTCTTCGTGGTACTTCTCAGAGTAGTAGGTGCCGCCCATACCGTAACCGCCGAGGTCCATAGTGAACTCAAGGCCGTATTCGTCAGCGATGCTCTCAGCTTCGTAGACAAGCTTCTGGGCTTGTTCAATCAAGGCTTCAATCTCGGCAGTCTTCTCACGTTTGATATCAGTCATTAGATATTCCACCCGTAGTCGCCTTCCTGAGCAGACTCTTCCCACTCACAACCACCCGAAGCTTCCCACAGAGAGGCTGGAGTGTAGGTCTGAGAGCGGCCATCAACGTCAGTGTAAGTGAACGGCACTTCCAAATCTTCGGCAAGATCAGCAGCCCACTCACGAACCAGCTCGTAATGCTCTGCGTCTTCGTCGTTGGCTTTCAGCCAAGCTGCCAGTTCAGCAAGCTCTGCCAAACCTGTGACACCCTCATCGAATTCAATGGCAGTGTAAGTGGAGTCAGACCAGCTATATTTCTGTTCAACAAATTTCATTGTGATTCTCCTTTGTTAGTTAAATTAGCAGTACATGGAGCTGGAATCCCAGTCCACTGCGTCAATCAGACGGAAGTCATTGGTGTAACGTCCCACTTGAATGTTTGCCGGAATATTGAATTCGTTTGCCAGAGTCAGCAGCTCATTCATCTGTGGTGTCACTTGAGCAATCAACTCAGCTACACGTGCTACAGCGTCACGCTTAGCGATATTGTAATTAGCCTGATCGTCGAAGAAGCTACCAGCGATGTAAGCTTGCACTTCTTCGACAGTGAAGACCGCATGTTCCAGTTCGAAGTCATACTTGTCTGGACCCAGACGCTCACTGTCCAGATAATACTCGTCCTTGTAGTCACGGCCATTCTTGGCGTAGACACACTGGTTGTCTGCCTCGACAGTGGTGGCACCTTCGATATCCAATTCACCGTTTACAACTAGATTTGCAACATACAGAAGAGTCTTCATGCTTTCTTTCCTCCATCAGCCAATCGGTTTTCAATTTTGTGGTCAGCACGGGAAGCGTTATATTCCAGCTTCTCCAAGATCGCACCAGCCAAGTCCCAACCTTCATGACCAGCAAGGTCGAACGCGCGGATGATGGCGTCAGCCAGTTCAACTTCTGGCATTGGGCGATGTGGCAGCTTATCGTCCATCAAGCCCTTACGAACACCCTCGACAGCTTCGCTTACCTCACTGTGTACCAGAGCCAGCTTGGCGAGTTGCAGGGTTACGTCACCCTTAGGGAAGGGTTCGTTGGTTGCGATGTTCTTCCACCAACCTGCTTCAACGTTGCCATTGTAGATGACCCATTGCAGGTGTGTCAAGCCTTGATGAATACGTGCCACTTCGAATACTTCTAGATTTTGGATCATGTTCTCTCCTTATTGTGTGAAATTAGCAAGTGCCGTAGCTAGACGACCAGTGGTCAGGCTGATAGTCAGCCGTGGTGTTGTAAGCTCGACCACCTTCAAGGGTGATATCGAACGCAATGCCGTGTTCATCAGCGACAGCCCGAGCTTGTGCGTGCAGCACTTGAATGGCTTCGATCATGCCAGCGAGGTATTGGGTTGCTTCGTGAGAATTCATGATTACTCCTTGTTAAGTGGTTTGAGGTCGCTGAGGTATTCGTAGGCACCGGGTTCGCCACCAGCATGGTCCCAACCGCTACCCTCGCCTTTGAACAGCGGGCAGGTTGTACCATCATCCTTAAACAATTGTACGATAGTGCCCACTGGAAACAGGCTGCCCTCTAAGGCAACAAACTTGTCACCAATTTTGTAACCCTTTTCTTCGCACGGTGTCATCTTATTCCCCTCTGATATCGTTGATTGTATTGAAGGTGTAGCCCAGCCCGCCCTGAATCATCAGGGGGAAAGTGCGGAAGCCCATCATACCGATTTCTTCCAGCTTGTCCATCAACTCTTCCATGTCGTAGTCAGTGCCGAGCACCTTTACATCGAATGGAATACCGCGAGACTTTAGCACGTTTTTGGCCTGCTCACAAGAGGGGCAAGGCACTTTGCTGTAGATTGTTACGTTCATTCAACCACCTCAAAATCTTTTGCGAAGGCCATAGAAACTGGGATGTCGTTAAGGTGGATACCAACACCCCAAAGGTTAGTCACTTCGTACACTTGGCCTACGGCCAGACGACCCCAGCCGTCTTGATTGATCAGACGCACCTTGGTGCCCATTTCCAACTCTTCGTATTTAATCATTTCGTTTTCTCCTTTTCAAATTCTTTCTTTTTGAATTCAATATCACGCAGGTGACTGTACCACATTTCGTGGTATTGTACACGCATACGTTGTAGTTGTGCAATCATTTCATCCAGCTTTGTGAGACGTTTGAAGAAATGCTTCTCGCCCCAAGCATCGAAGTCCAGATTGACAGGACGACCACCACAATCACGAATTTGAATCCCGCCGCTGATATGAGGGTCAGACTTGATTGAGTATTCAGTCAAATCCTTCACCCGTGCCGTCTCAACAGTGCAAACCATCGAGCCTGTCTCACCAGCATCGTCAGACAGGAAACGTTTTTCAGTGTGACGCATCTTATGCTCCTTGAAGTAAAAGGACTCCAGTGACAACTCCCATCAGGTTGATTGGGACGTAGTGTTTAGGGAGGGCAATGATACCGATGAAGCAGCCCACTGTCAACCCCCAACCTGCAATTATTCCGATGCCCATCAAACTTTCTCCAGATAGAAGCCAGTCCAAATGACAAACTTCATGATTTCGTTACCGAAGCCTGAATCCTCAGTAAATTCGTAGACTGTCTTCTTCTCTCCTGTCGTGAACTCCTTTTCCTTCCATTGCCCCGGTAATTGATTCATCATCATACCCGATGCACGGTTGTCAAGCTTCCCAACTAGAATACCTTTATCAGTGCGAAGGTAGTACATTCATATCTCCAAATCAGCTTTGTGTTGGTATCTCACTTGGAAGGCCCAAGCGTTCTTACGGATTTCAACAGAGCGATTCTCACTCCCCGAAATAGTTGCCCAGTAGAACACATCAACATCCCACTTGTCAACCCCATAACGTTCAGTTCGAATGATTTCTACAGGGTAGTTGCTCGACCCAACCCAAATCTCACCAGCATTGAAAGCTGGCCCGTCTGGGTTGTGAAACTTCTTTACTCCGTTCATTAGTAACTTACCTTCTTGGTCTTTTGTTTACCGCACTTCTGACATTCCAGTGTGCGACGTTCTCCAGTTGGCTGGATGAAGATAAATACGACTGTCACAAGCTGTTCTGTGTGAATCACCTTGTAGTTGTGCCAACAAAATCTCATGAAAAATCCCTCGCCACCGTTTCTGATGGGAGGGATTCTACAGGGTTTCAGAAGGCTGTCAACCCCTTATTGGCACATTTCACACGATTCAATACGGGTAATTTCCCCGGCACCACGCATGGAATAGATGTAGTACAGAGACAGAATCTCAGGGTCTTCAAAAGCAATCCTGTGGATTCGCCCAATGTACTCAGGACTGTCATTCGACGTGAAGTAGAGGTTGATGCTCTGCCCTTGGTCGATGTATTTCTGACGCTGAGAACACTGCATCAGGTGATCTTCCATTGGAATCTCAAACCCTGTGCGGAATACAGCTTTCTCTTCGTCTGTCAGCCATGTTACGTGCTGGACACTGCCTTTGCGTTCGTTCATATCCTTAACGCATTGGTTGATATCCAAACCTTTTTTCTTGATCAGTTGCAACAGCACCTTGTTGATGCGGAAGAACTCACCGCCAGCCGATTGCTTGGTGAAGCACATGGCAACGTCCAAGCCTACACCCTCAGAAGCTCCTGCCATCAACTCAGCGGTTGATTTGGTTGGAGGCATCATCAGCATTGTGGCGTTACGCTGTCCAAGCCCTACGCAGCCTACAGGCTCTCCCAGAGTGACAGCCAGCCAACCGTTCGCTGCATCAGCATCGGCACGGATACCTTTGAACACTTTGATGTTCAGCATCATCGCTTCCATGCTCGAAACACTCAGCATTTCAGTTTGCAGCAGGGTGTGCCAGCCCAGAACACCAGAGCCTAAGGCACGGAAGTGTTCAGTGAACAGTTGAATCTTAGCCATCGCCTTCTTATCGAAGTCAGACATTTCTGCCATGCACTCCAGATATTCACTGATGTTGCAGTCAGACATTACTTGCCCAACAAACACCAACTTCTCAGGCCAGCTACGATACATTTCCAAGTTGTAATTGAGGATCACACAACTGAATGTATATTTCTCGTTACTTGGCAAGTTGGTTTCTTGGCAGAGATTGCTCGCTCTGGCTCGCAGCCCAGCACGTTTAAACGCTTTAGCCAGCTTACGGTTCATCTTGTCAATGAATGTGAAGTAGCCCTTACCACGTGGCATCTTAACGCCCAACATCTTGGCAAACTTACGAAGAGCCTCTGGATCACGTTCACGCATTTGGAAGACAAACTCATCGTCAATCAGCCAGCCTACGTTATTCGATTCAGTGCGTTCGTACAGGTAGTCAGCCACCTTGTCAAAGTCACCGTGTTGTGGGCGAAGGCTGTAAGCACAAGAGCCACGACGTGGACCCTGAGCCACTTCTTCCATCACGTTGATAATGTCACGAATCAAAGGCATCAACCCTTGCGAACGTCCACCGCGAATTGGATCACCCTCAGCAGGCCAGTCGTCCAAGCAGTAGCTCGTACCGTGGCTGTGCTTCGTCAGGATTGCCGCTTCTGTCAGGAAGTCGTAACGATCAAACAGGTTGTTGCCTACGTTGCCACCAGCACAGCTTACAGTTGTTCCGCGTTTACGGATACCGCCGTTGGCCAGAAGAGGCGTAGACGGGCTTACAAAGCCATCCCACATCACTTGGAAGAAAGCCTCTTCCCATGTTTTCCCCGCCCAATACGGAATCACGTTCCACCAAGTTGGATACTCTTTAGGAGCGTGAACTGCCAGAGCAGCAGCCACAGTTTTGAATCGGCTCTTCACTGTTTCGTTGTTGTACGAATACTTGTCGTAGAACAACTGGATACCGCCTGTAGTGTACCAAGGTGGGCAGTCACCATCAATAATTTGTTGCTTTCGCAGTGTAGAGTAGTTAATCACTCTGTGTCCTCCGTTGTGTAGCCTACGATAAATCCGTGTTCATCCCAGCTAGATTCATATTCCATACCCATACCCGGTGTGAAGAAGTCCACCATCTTGTATGAGTCAGTTCCAAGTACAAACCAAGCCTCAATCGGGCTGCTCGCTCCGGGGAACGGTTCATCCAATCCAAGTCGTGTTGCAAACACGTTAAGTCTTACTTTGATATAGTTTTTGAAGTCGTCTTTGGTCATGCCATTCAACTTATCTTCAATGAATGCCAGATCAATAATCAAACACTCATGTTCGTAAGCGTATTGAATTGCCTTGTAAATCTGCTCAACACGTACAGTGTCTTCCCGTAGTGGGCGTCCCAGCTCTTTATAGTGTTGGTTAATTGCCCAAGCTGCACCAAATCCATGCAAGTCTTCATCAATAGCAGATTGGTTAGTACCACGCACCACGACTGGAAGCTTGTTGTATCCGTTGGATTGGAAGCTTTTCAAGATTGCAAAGCTGGCAAACAACAGGGCAGTTTCTGTCATAGAGAAGACGATAACAGACAGTAACTTATCCTCACCGTTCAGCACACTCTCAAGCCATTCAACACGTGCGGCCAGTTCAGGGTTAGCAGCGTAGGCACGGTAGTGTTCGTCTTTGTCTAGTCCAAGTTGTACGTTCAGTTGGTTGTAGAAGCGTGCGTGAACTTGAAGTTCAAAGGCAGCAAATGCCGCAGCCATTGCTTTAGCTTCTGGTGTTGGGAACACTTTGATAAACAAGTTACCCCAGAACTCTTCACCAACAATCAACTCGTACTTGAGGAATAGTTGAAGAACAAACTTAACAGCGTGAAGTTGGGCAGGTGTAAGATCGAACAAAAGTTGCATTCTGTCAAGCTCAACTTTCATTTCTGTATTTGTCCAGAACTGTTTGTCGAACTGCTTGTCTGCGAATTCGTAGAACTGAGGGTAGATAGTAGCGTAGCTATCCGTCTCTGTCATGATACGAGTTTTGGCATTGAAGTCGAACGGTAGCCCCATTGCTACCGCTTCTAGTTGGTCGGTCATTAATATTCCTTAATCGTCTGTAGGAGTTAGTGTGCCCTGATAACTCATCGTGCGAAGAGTATGTCTCAGGCTCTTATCTTTTGTGGCTTCGATTTGGGCTTCCATACTGGCACAGCCTGTGGCGAGCCAAGCAGCGTCAGTACGCTCAAAGCCTTCAACACGAATGCCGTAGTATTCAATGTTGTTGATTGTTCTGTGGTTACAGGCTACCAGCTCGTAACCCAAACTCACATCAAAGCCGTTCGTCTGTAGAATTGCTTCGAATACTTTCTTGTTTTGTGTATCGTGTGCTTCTTTAAAACCATCAACCAGATTCAGGTCATGGAAACTCAGTGCATAATCGGCCATTACTTCACCTCATACTTAGTGCAAACATTATTAGGGATCAATTGGCGGTGTTGAATCCAATTGATAAAATTACCACTCCAAAGATTACCTTTTCGGTCAGCATGGGTAACACCTTCTTCCCAAGTTTCTGGGAGTGCTGGCGAGTTGACTTCAAAGTCATACGCGAATCCATGTTGGTATTTATATGGAGCCATAGGTGTCGCCTGATGCTCGAAAGGACTAGCATGTACAGGCTCACTGTCCACAAGGCGCTTATACACCATCTGAGCCTTCTCAAGCGTATCATCCAGCTTACGGTAGCTCACTTGAGCACAGCAGCTAGAAGAGATTGCTAGAGCCTCTTCCAGAGTGACTGTTGGCAGCACTTGAGTTTTGTGGCTATAAGTTGGAAGCTCGCCACTGTAGTACATCAGGTTACCAACGCAATCACGAATACGACCTACGTAAGGTACATGCCACTCCCCCGGCTTCAACTCAAATGGCTCGCTCGCCTGCAAAGCTTCCCACATCAAACGAGCAAGCTCTCTGATTTCAGGCTGTGCATCTGGATGGTTACGCAGCCAGAAGAAGTTGTCCATGCAAGTTGCTGTCATGACAGTTTTCATTGTCTGGAACGGCTCAAGGATACGGTTAGTTGCTTGTTTATGCAAGCCTACTTTAACCAGTGCCTCAGCAATACCAGCAGCAAACTTAGCAGCACTCTTCCATAGAAACTGTGCAGAGTGAGCCAGTGCGTCAGATAGGACATTAGCAGCTTGCATCCCCGGCTGGTTTTGTCCCCAGTGGATTGGCATAGCTGGATTGTTTCTTACTTGATCGATGATTGTGGCGACGGGGATAGCCCGCGAAGATGCCGCATTACGTGAGAACAGACGATGGGTCATGAACTCTCCGTGAATGAAGCGTTGATACTCCAGCTCCCACGTAACGATCATTTGACCATTAGGTGCGATAGAGTGTGCGATGATTTTTGCAGTAATTGTCATTATTTCTCCTTATAAAAGCAAAGGGAAACCTTTTTATGGGTTTCCCTTTTATAGGTTATTGCCTGTGTAGGAGGATATTATACCCCGACTTGCATACGCGAGTCAACAAATTTTCCTCTCAACATCAACTCTAGTTGAGCCAACACACCGAATGCTTCATGAGCCTTGTGGAGCAGGCCAGACTCATGATCTACGCACTGACTGATATCAAAGCCGTCAACAACACGTTGCTTGATATGGTCTGTACGGTGACGGCTTGCAGCCGCAGCCAGAGCTTCCTCAGCGTTTGGGAGATTCTGCCAGTCATGGTCTTTGTAACCCTTGGCAGTTTGTGCCCAAGTCATCACGTTTGCCACTTCACGCAAGGCAAGTGGGAAGCCATCGTCAACCAATTCTACACGAATCTTACCAACCTTTCGAGTCTCAAGCTCAGGGCGGAACATGCCGAGAGTGTCAGAGCAGCCAGTTTCAACAGTAGAGCCCGGTTCAACCAGTGGAGTTGTGAACAGTTCCATGTGTTTGCTAAAGTCAGTGGCGATACGACCAGAGCCGACTCCACTTTCAACCACACCCACTTCACCCTCTTCGAAGAAGGTCCAGTCGGCACCATATTCGTAGGCTACGCTGTCAGTGTCATCAAACACATCACGCCTACGGGTTAGTACTGTCCCTACTGGGATAGTCTCCCAGTGACCCAGCAGGACGGCGGTATCGCCAGTCTCTTGACTCATCATTTCTTCAATTGTAAGTGTTCTTACTGTCACTCTTCGTCCTCCATTTCAACTACGATTGGGTCACAGCCCAACGCCTTTTCGAGGATGGCTTTGGTGCTTGCCACTTTGATCAGCAAAATCATCAGGGCTTCTTCACTTCCGCCGTGTTTTTGAAGCAGTTCGTCAAGGAACTCAACAGACTCTGCCAAACTCACCAGATCACGAAGGTTTACTTTATTCTCACTCATCAGCGTAAGTTCCTTCATCGATGCAAGACTCTTTAGTTGCTTGCAGGACAACCTGTAGAGCAGGGATGGTCAGCTCAGGGTTCTCAGGGAAGCGCTCTTGCATGACAGCCAGAATGTGAAATGCCAGATCACCTTGCTCAGCAGTTAGTTTAATATTATACATCGGTGTCAACTCCCAGTTGGTTAGCCAGATCAAGTGCATTACCTGCTACTTGCATAAGAGCGCGAGTGATGCCAGCGATCAGGGCTAGCTGATCGTAGTCGCCATCGGCCACAACACGTGCTGCGATATCACCAGCCAAGCCGGAGAACTCTTGGTAGAAGCCTTCTTCTTGTGCAGTCAATTCGCCCGGTTCAAATTGTTTGATAGTAATCAGTTTCATACAGATTCTCCTTTGTTAGTTTGTAGTTTGTTGAAGTATCGGCGGACGCAGTAGCCACGGCCAATGCTCCAGATTGTGCAGCCGATTGTAGCGACAGTAGAAGCCACTGTCAAGTCTTTAATGAAACTGAATGTCACCATTGTGATGATCCAGCTTCCTACCATACCAATGCCCGTATTGGACACGGTTTCTTTCAACGATTGTGCTTTACTCTGACTCATCTTCCACCTCTTCAACTCGAAGCTGGTGCGAGAAGATATCGTCGTCATGGTAGAGGTCAAGGAACAGCTCACCGAGTGATTCAAGGCTAGAAGCCTGCCCCATACACTCACCAGTCTCTTTGTGGAACAGTTTGTATTTCATATTTCCGCCTCCATAACGAATGAGGGGCCATCATACGATAGCCCCTTTCTTGTGTCAAGCGTATTTTTTGGTTAGGTAATCAAGCGACACAGGGCATGGCAAGCCAAAACCATCATCAACTTCGTTCAGCATCATAATGCCACGGAAGTGTTGATTGCCTTGGTGGCCTTTGTACGCCTCGTCATGAGGGTAACACGCACCGTTGATAATACCAATGCGGTATTTGCCATCAAGCTGGTTGTCAGCGATTGCAATGTCCAACACTTGCTTGTGCCCAACAACGAAAGAAGAGCCTACAGCCTTCAACTGTGCAGCAGCATTACCAGCACGTGGACGACCATTCATTGGGTTGACCAAGTAGTGGACGTAATAGATACCGTCGATGCAAATTGGTTTCAGATAAGGGGCAACTTCCCAACCATATTGCTGAATATTGAGTGAGTCCACACCGACAAGGCCGTACAACTCTGGATTATCGTTGGCGTAACGGTCAAACCGATCTTCGTGATTGCCCGGACAGAATACCATCTTAGGGTTATAAACCTTCTTTTTATTTGCACGTTGTTGCTCCTGTAGTGCGATGACTGGCGCCATCAACTTCTTCATGCCTTCGTGACCAGCACGAACATCATCGATGACGCGACGACCTTCCATCACTTTCTTGCCCTTGTCGTAGCTGGAGAGGCTTGGGAAATCCCAGTGGTCGCCAATATGGACAACAACATCAGGCTTCTTGTCAGCAATATATTGGCCAATATAACCCATGTACTCAAGGTCTTCTTCTGGCTTGGCCTGTGTGTCTGCGATGATCAAGTGTTTACTCATACTACCTCCTTTCTCTGTGCTAAAATTTCTTTAAACATCTCAACCAAATCCCCACGACCCAACATTAAAAGTGTAATAACCACAGCAGACTCCATTTGGTGCTCACTCACAGCTTTTGCAACTTCACATGCAAGCTTAGCAACATCTTCATACTGCTCATTTGTAAGGCTGTTATTCATACTACCTCCTTTGGTGCCCATAGTTTGGCAAATTTTAATACGTTTGGAACTGCCTCTTGTTTCAATGGTAAAACAACCAGACAAGAGCCCTTGCCATCACAGATGGTGTTCTCATGACCTTCCCAGTGAACAAGCGTCTCTTTAATCTTGTCATACTCTTTACGATTAACTCTTACCACGACCTTACGGAAAGAGTAATCTAACCATTGGTGGTACATGAAGAAGTCATCGTCCTGCCCCAGTGGTGAGGTAAAGTGAATATGAGCGTTTATTGCAGAGTGTGCTACCAGAGTTGGCACCATGTAATCTGGTGCCTCATCTAATACAGCGATGTACATCTTTATCATTTCCCCTCCTTCAATAGTCTTGTCACCTGCTCCCGTCTCTCTTTCACAAGACGTGCAGGAACCTCACCTCTTTTGATGATCCACGACTTTACCACATCTGCTTTCTCTTTGCAAATGGTAATCGCTTGTTTCTCAATGGCTGCATCTTCGTGCGACATACCTTGACGTTCAGCAAGGGTCTTGATCTTGTGACATGGCTTGCACAGGAATGCCAAGTCTTCTTTACGGACAAATACAATCCCTTCGACAAACTGTTGAATGTCACTGATCTTTCTCAAAGAGTGTTCGCCTGTCCTGTGATCCACTTCCATATTCTTTAGGATGTGTTCCTTCTTGCAAATCTCACAAACTCCGCCCCAAACTTTAGGACGACCTTTACGTAGTTTCACATTAGGGTTGGTGATCATCTTGCGAGCTTCTTTAACAAACTCAAGTTTGACTGGGTTCTTCGACCAAAGGTATCGCCGGATTCCGCCACGAATCCAGCTTAGATACATTGCCTCGGTCTTCCAGATTTCTGGGTATAACTCCCAAGGACGGATATCACTCATACAATGCCCAACTTCTCAAGCATCACAGCAACATCAATACGGTCATCTTCCCAACGACGCATGTGAGCACAATCAAAATACATCTGCATGATTTCAAGGGCGTCTTTGGTGTGGAGAACACCGTCATGAGCCATGTACGTCACCGGCTCAGGATACCAGCTTTTGTATTGGTTGTACATAGCTGTCAGAGCTTCTTTGTCGTTGGTTGCGTCTTTCAGCACGTTGTATGCTGCCACTTCACCAAACGTTACACTCTTGCCTGCTTTGTCCTGTGCAATCTTCCACAGGTCACACCCATGATAGTTGTCCACAGAATCACCGTAGAGCGCTTGGTAGTACAGCCACAGTCTGCCAGTACCCTTGATGCCTTTCCCTTCCTTGTGCAGCTCACCAAAGCCTTTAATTAGGATAGGTTTGATCATCTTCGCAGGATTCCACAGCCAGCCAGAACAACCCAGTGCATCTTTGTCTTCTGTTACAGTGATGATACGAGTGTCAGTCTTAAAGCCTTCATACGAACGCATAGACTGTTTGTCGTCCACTTCCATACCATTGACAATACCAGCCTTCAACTCACCAATCAGGTACGCACGTAGCTCTTTCAACTGTAAAGGACGGATAGTGTCTTCACGGTTCTCTTTATATTTCCCGCCGAGTTTACTCTTGCCCGCCCATTTACCAACTGTTGCAACGTGAGTCATTGGCAAAGGAATCAGGTCACGGAAGTTGTTCTCACCGCCAATGTAAATCTCACCTTTGGTGACACCAGTACGAGTGTGGTAGCCCTTGATCATATCGCGAATCAGGCTCTTCCCATAGCTGGAGTGTCGCGGGTCTTGTACATCAGTGATGGTGTACATATCCTCAGTGTGGTCAGTACCAGCCAGATAGGCTCTGAACTCTGTGCGGTTGCTCCACTGTTCGATCACACCCTTTTCGATATGCTGTGTTTTGATACTCTTCTCTTCGTTTGCCGCTGCTGCCTTGTATGCAATGCTGTCTGCGTCAAATACTAGAATGTCCTCGCTCATTGTTTTCCTCCCAATAGCAAAAGGCTACCCATTTAGGTAGCCCTTTGTTTAAATCGTCCTCTTACTGGCTGCGGTAAGACTTAGTAGATGCCGAAGCGCTCAACATTGCCCATTCCATGCCAACAGCGTCAGCTACGAAACCACGTGTTGCACCAGCGGAGATACCGTAGGCTGCACCAGTAACCACTTCGTCAATGTTTGCAGCGAGGAAAACGATTTGGTATCCTTTCTCTTCTGCTTGCTTGACCAGCTCTTTGATCTTAGCACCACTATACTCGACAGAAGCGTTCTCATGACCATCGGTGAAGATGTTGATGATTGCTTTGTCTGGAGCTTCTTTCAGCACTTTAGAGAGTGCTGTGCCGATTGCGTCGTTCATCGCGGTCATGCCACCCGGTTGATACGAGGCTTCGGTCAGGTCTTGTACGTCAGCCAGTGCGACGGCATCCAGTGTAAGGTGTACACGGTTGCTGAAGGTGTACAGGGTAACGTCAGCAGCGCCTTCGATCTTACGTTGCTCTGCAATCAAGGTGTTGAAGCCACCGATCACATCACCACGTAGGTGGCCCATGCTGCCCGATTCGTCAATTACGAACACGATTTGTACTGCATTTGGATTTGTCATTGTCTCTCCTTTATTAATCATTACTGAGCAGGCCGAGGACACCCCAGAGGATATACCAGCCAAGTGCGATGTTAACTCCCGGCACTACAACGTCGATCACAACGCAAGCCCAGAAAATAAACCAGAACAGATTCATCATTATTCCTTTTGGTAAGTGGTGAAGGCACATCTTACAGACTGTACCTTTCCATGTCAACAATTAAATCACATCAAACTTCTCGTACACCACCCAACCACCTTCAGTCTCTGGCCCTACATTGTCGATCACGTAGGCACCAGCTTTGAAGTAGAATGGATATTCCTTCCATGCTTCGCTCACCTTCAAGTGATAGCCGAAGCCTTCAAGGTTTATGTGAAGCTCACCAGAGGAATCAACCTCTAAGCGGTATTCGAACGTCTCACCTAACGGACAAGGAACAGACAGCACCTTGACTGCTGAGTCTGTAGGATTAGCTCTTAAATCAACCCGTGCAACACCGTTCCACCATGTAACCATCAAGAATGGATTAGGTGCTTTGTGTGCGTGAATTTGACCTACGATCACCTTACCAGAGCTTGGTGCCAGTTCAACTCTTACAGTGCCAGACATTGCGTGTGTCACGCCATCCACTATCCAATTGTAGGGCAAACCCGACTCTGGAAGTGTTTGACGACTCTCTGTGCGTGGGCTAGAGCTGCTACCGGATGTATCACCTAACACAGAACACCAGTAGTTTGTATGACCTTTTGGGTCTGTCCATACCAAGTCTTGTGGAGGTTTTTCAGGATACAAGTATGTTTGCCCGTGTGCTGTGATATTGCCAAAACTAAACATCATTTACCTCGCAAAGAATAGCGGGGCATAAAGCCCCGCCTCTTGTGGATCAGAACGGCACGTCGTCGTCAAAGTCGTCGCTGTCAGGCGCTGGAGCGCTTGGAGCAATGCCCGTTGGCTTCGCAGCCTCAGCAGCCTTTGGCTTGTCGCCATCAGCCTTCCAACCTTCACCGATGATGGCTTTCAGCGGGCTGTCTTTAACAGTGCCGTCAGCTTCAGTGCTGGTGAAGTTTACAGCTTTACGCTGATGGTTCTTGATGCAAGCACGTGCTTCCAGAGCAGCGGTCTTGTCAATGTTGTCATCCCACATTTGAACCAGAGCCAGTGTTACACCTTCTGGCAGAGTTGGGTGTGGCAGACCTTCTGGAACCATCCCAGCGATTTTGATATCTTCCTTGAAGAAACCCTTATCGTTGATGTACAGACGAATCTGGAACTGTACAACTTTGCCCAGCAGTTCGTCAAGACGTTCTGCTTTGAACAAACCATCAGTGTCCAAAAGCCCCGAAGCATCAGCCAGTTTGTGCAGTTGGCTGTTTTTAGCCAGTGCCCACTTTGCAGCACCCGGCTTGCCTTGGTTGTGGTTCATCGAACGCAGGTTGAACGGCTTCTGCACCAGACGATTGAACTCACCGTTCAGGATCAAACGCAGAGGCATTGGCTTGGATTCACCAGTGAAGAAAGCGCCTTTGTCTGCCATGATCTGAGGGAAGTCCACAGAGATTGCCACTTGCTGCACGTCCTTCTGCTTGTAGCGGAAGCACATATTGCCTTCGAACATTTCGAAGCGAGCGTTCTCACGGTTGGCCTTGGCAATTACAG